ATGTTCGCACTGGTACTTTTTGTATGTTACCTGGATGGAGGATGTGAGGATATTGTCGTGGACATCTACGATACCGAGCAGCAATGTCTTTATTCGATGGACGATCAACGGATTCGCCATGGCGGCTGTTTTCCGGTAGAGGATTTTATCGACGGCTTCTGGCGACCTGCGCAGCAATATAGCGATTTTTAACCCTGGTTGCTGATACCGCTATTGTATCCGCGCTAACGTCAATTGCCCGCCAAATACCGCGCCCGTATCAATATAGTGTACGTTGGAAAAATCCATGCGCCGGCGCAACGGTGTATGGCCAAACCAAAAATGATCGGCTCCGCTAATCCCACCGCGCTTATTTATGAGCCGTTCGCGGCTCCAGAGAACCTGATGTAAATCGACCTTTTTTTGCCATTGATAGGTTGACGCTGGATAATCTGCATGAGCGATCACATGCGTGCTATGGCGGCAGCGAACTTCCAGTATCCAGGGCAGCCACTGGCAAAGGGTAAAAAGCATTTCAGCTTGCGCAGCGTGTTCAGTCGTCAGGCGGGTAAACCAGTCGCCACCATTCATCAACCACAGCGTTGAATGCGATGAAGTCCGCGCATCCAGCGCCATTTGTTCATGATTGCCGCGAACCGCCCTCATCCATGACTCACGCAGTAAGGCCAGGCAGCGCAGGCTGTCTGGCCCTCTATCAATAATATCGCCCACAGAAACTAACAAGTCTTGTTGCGGATCAAATCGACACTCACGTAACTTTTTCATTAACATTGAAAAACAGCCGTGAATATCGCCGACCACCCAGACATGCCGCCAATTCTTTGCCTCTATTCGCTGATAAATCTCTTCAGGCCGCATCATATTTTTCCTGTCGTTCATTATCCAGGACAGATATAAAAAGATAGCGTGTGCAGATTTTTTTTGCTTAGTAAACGTGCTCTGTTGTAAATAGCGAATTTCATCAGTAGCGAGTAAATGCTTTGTTATCAGCGGAATAAAATATAACTGACTGCGCCAGAGAGCGTTATCCCCTGGCGCAGCGAGCTACTCACTATCGCCTGTTCACCTTCAATATTCTTCCTCCTTAAAAACATGCCAAAAACATAAACCACATATCGACACCACAGGCTTCAGCACACTCTTTAGCTGAGTGAGATGCAAGGCAAACCAGCGCCAATGCAGGTGTCGTTACCGTGGCGACCATCACCCCCACAAACAGGAGCAGCACAATTTTTTTTAAAGGCGGCATAACCTCTCCTGACAGTTAACAGACCATTAATCCTTATCGAGACATCATCCGTGCGCGGGTATCATAGACTTAACAACACGCAGCGTTACAAAAAAAGCTGTCTGGTTATGCAAATATTTAGAGTAATAACAATTATTTTAAGTTTTAAGGGTATCCATTTGATTTTCATATTAAAATAAAGATGACGACGTTTTGTTAAAAGCGTCGCCATAAAAATGAATATATAGCTTCAGAAAATCTGCTATTAATTCATCTGGTTAATAGCGGTATTGTGTTTGCTATCTTCAGGAGGCATTCTGAAGATATTTATTCGCAATATTTTCTATAGTTAACTGAAATTGTTGTGGCGTCGGCATCTTCCCCTTATTAAACAGCGGCGTAACCTCTTTCATAACGATTTTCTCAGCATACGCTTTAAAAGACACCTGCTGATTATGATTTATAAACATATGCGGATATTCAATGCTCGCTGCAGCAATGAGGGGGACGACAAAAGGATTCGCTCCTGCCCCACCTGGAGTAAATACGCCGTTTTTTATCTCCCCAGGTAGCCCCGCATTCTGCGCAGCCTCTCCTATCTCTTTCAGAAAGGGGGTAATACTGACCCCTTTACTGATGAGTAATTTACAACATTGATCTTTATTATTACTGTACACGGCTGATAACATGGCTTCGCATGTCTGACGAGCATAGGCCGGATCTTTACTCGCATTACCTTTGATATCCAGGCTATTGAGCTTTTGCAGCATAAAATCTTTAACAGTTTTACTGGTTAATACTGCCCCTACCCTCAGAGGCGCTCCCACGATGAAAATGGGTAGTCGGTATGTCTGTTTGCAGATGCAGGCTAAAGCGATCTGACAGACTCGTCGACAGGCTGATAACGCTATTTCTAACGGCAGTAATACTTTTTGCAAAAATGTTCTTCTCCGTTGTTTTTTCTTTTACTGGTTCAACGTCACTTCTATGGATTCTGTAGTGCTGGGTGGATAGTGTTATGTTAGTCACGGTAGTTCTCCTTTTAGATAACTATGCATAGCTACACTTTGTTTATATTTCTTGCTTTCAAAAAATAGCCACCTTCTCCACAATCATTTTTATTCATTGATCTGTATGAATTTTATTTTCCTGATGAATTTTGTTCTTCTGTCACTTAGCCTGTTTTTTTCGGCGCAAGGTGATCGACTTTTATCCAGGAACATTTTTATCGGGACAATCCTGAACAGGCAGAACATCACTTCAATTCAGCTGCTGCATCACACAAAACATTCATGAATATTATTATTTATGCTGATGTTGTTACGACTTTGCCCCCATTCAAACACTGACTGTCAGTTATCCTGCCTGCGGGTTAGCCGCTTTTTCAAAACCCATAAAGTCGCCACGCCAACCCCCTCCGCCACTGTAATCATTATCTAAACATCACTTAATTAACTGATTTTTATATATTATGACTTTTCATGGCGTTCAGAAAAACTACAAATGAAATGGATTGACTCATCTATTAGCGGTCAAAAAAACGCGTTACGAGAAATAATCAGTAACAATTGCAACACTATTCCAATCATAACGTAAACTATATGATACCAGACGATTATTATTGCTTTTAGGTAACATCTTTGTATAGCCGCTTTTAAGCAACAATACTCTAACACAACATATAACATTATAACTTACAATAGGTTAACAAATGGAATTACAGCTTATGCTTAACCACTTTTTCGAGCGTGTCAGAAAGGATGCAAATTTCAACGCATTTCTAATCGATCTGGAATATAATAATATCGCTTATTACATCTATTTTGTTGCTACCGGTAATGTGAAAATTATCACTCATGCAGGCCACTTCATTTCTATTAAAAGCAATAGAAAGCTGATTAAAGTCAATTCAACACCAAATACGCAATTAATAAAATTGACTTCAGCTAAACACTTTTCGGGCGAGCACTCCTATGAAAAATACTGTACAGATCTGGCAACAGCAGGCGTTTTTAAATGGATTGTTGAATTAAACCAAAAAACTCGACAATACTGGTCGAAAGACAACCAATTATTATATATAGAAAATGTGGTCATGCCGCTTTAACAAGCAAGGGTAATAATAGCGTCAGTCGTGACATCCGGCGTGTTGCGACTGCGGGTTATCCATTTAGAGACCATAATGAGAGTCTGACTGCGAGAGTTACCCTGTGCAGTCCGACCGACGCAGCAACGTTTGACACGATGCTCAACAACAGCATCTCCTGGTGCAGGAGAAATGATTTTCAAAGCGATATCGACTGAAAGCTCAAAATATTTCCCAGCTATTTATATTCTATCTAATTAATACCCTCCAGGAAGTGTGGCATAATTGCAGAATCTGTCAGGATTCCGGGAGCATACCGGAGCGTAATCGAAAAAACATCTGGAGATGTATGAGCAAGGATGAAATCAGTTATCAAATTCTTTACCGGTACTATCTGGAAAAGCTGTACAGTACCCTTACCAGAAGAGTAGATAACGTGCTGTCATTCGCCCTCGTTTTTCTCGGGGTCGGCGTCACCATAAACGTCGGGAGTCCCTTTATTCTGGGGCCAGGCATTGTGGGTATCGCCATAGTAAAAAGAGTACTCCGCTTCGGCACGCGATCAGGACAGGCCGACCGGCAGTCCCGCGCCTGGCTGAAACTTTTTAATACTCAGCACCGTTTTCCTTCAGATAAAACTCTGTTCCTTGCCTTCACATCGCTTGAGCAAGACGCGAGCGAAGTATGGTCCATGCTTATTGGTCCTGCCATCGTCATGACTGAGACCGCCCTCGGAAAAACGCCCATTGAGCCATTGACGACGGGTGAAAAACTCTGTGCATTTTTGAGTGGCGCGACGAAATCCTAGCCAGCAGATCGCAATTGAACTGTCTTCTAAACGCCTGTGTCATACCACAGAGATTTAGTATAAAATTAATTACGTTTATGTGGAGTACTAACGCTGCCAGCAGGTTTCTCTGAGTGAAAGATTCGTATTATACGCACAGCCCAGTTTACAGTTTACAGTTTACAGTTTACAGTTTACATAATAGCGCAATATGTTTTTGTATCCGTACCATGCCGCCTACAAGCGGCTGTCTGAGTACCTCTAGCCATGCCAGGGGGTATTAGCTCAAATGTGAGCTGACATATCTATGGCACAGCGCCAAACCTAATCTGACTGTCCGCCCCGTGCCAGAAGCGGACGCTGATCATGGTGTGTACAGACCACCAGTACGATATATTATAAAGCCACCTGATTGCAGCTTTCATAAAGCTATGGGTATTCAAATGCAGCAAAGCTATAAACCAGGCTTAATTAAATAATGCCTTTGCGAGCCTACTTTAGGAAAGTCCGGTAGCGACATTTGAAGTATATAACCCTGTTTTTCATAAAAAGGGAGAGCCTGGAAGCTAAAGGTATCTACAAGTCCATGAACACAGCCTTTCCGCAAACCTTCTTTTTCGGCCATATCCATAAGTTTGCTCCCCAGACCGCTGCGCCTTGCAGATTCACTTACCCAAAGATAGTCGATGCAGAGCCACGGACCTTTTCTGTCAGCAATTAATCCGCCTATCATTTCGCCGTTTTCGTTTCTGCAGTAGACCCCAAGCTGCCCATTTTTACTAAAATCGACGAACTGAGCATTGTAGCTTCTTAATCCGGTTAATAGTTCTTCTTTATCAAACTCAGTAACTTGATGTGTGATTTGAATGTCCATACATATCCAATTGAACAAGTTTGCATTTGGAATGTAACGTTATAAATAAGTTAATTAAATGTATCAATAGAAAGTTTATTTTTACTCCTGGGGACAGGTGACGTCCGCTACTCGCTTAAAGCAAACTGTCAGTTGGAGTCTGAGCTGGTACAATTAATGTGCCACTGGTTAGAAATCAGTAATACGATTTTATCAGGCTGGTGCTCTGGCCTGTCAGGATTTGAGGTATCCACCCGGTTTACCAGTCCCCTGTATTTGGCACCAGTGGAACCCACTTCCCGATCCAGGATATCCAGTACCCACCACCGAACCTTGTTTCCCAAAAGACATGAGCAACCTCAAGCGCCTTGTCTGGATGATAACCACGGTATGAAGTTTGATAACACGTGGAATCAGGGCGTATGGTTCGCTCTCCGTTCAGCAACTGGACGCCCTTCTCCCCAGCCTTTCAGCGTTGAAGATTTGCCAGCGCTGGGTGAAGAGTGTAGGCGAATTATGAAAATCACTTCTACCGTTTATACTTCGAAAAAGACGTTATCAGAAAGGTGGTTCGCAAGCGCGGAGCTATTGAACCTTTACTTAACGAAATACGGTTTAAATTGCTTGAATTGCAGCAGAAAGAAAACGACGGCTTGCTGATGCTGGACAAATTAAGCAAGCATGGCATCAATGGACTGATACGCCGTCAATAAAAGGAAGGGTGCATGGACGATCCCGTCACATCACCAATCACAACAGAAGAGCACAAAACAACATTTCACAGCGTAAAGGATAAAACACGATGCCATTTTCAATCAAAAACATATGTTCAGGTCCAAATGGACACTACCCAGAAATCTCCAGACCTATACAGGACAAGCCAGTACCGAGGAATTGCACACTGACCTCAACAACATGCAAAATACAGGACTATACAGTATTCAGCAGATGTTCCTGCAGTTTTGAAATGCGCCCACCCGGTGCAGAAGAAAGAACCCCACGACTAAAATTCTCAGCAACGGAGCTCTCATGGCTATCTAAAACAATAGAAACAGAGATGCACAACACAAAAGAATGAGCCTGTCAGTAATTCTGTGTAACTACCCAGTTATTAAAGGTGATCGCTCAGGCGGTCACCGAACTCGATAATAAAACGGCTCATCGCCAGCCGCCAGTGCTGGATCGGCATACTCCATTTTTTGATGCATCCTCGATCGCCAGATAAATAACTTTTCGTACTGGGTCACCCGTCGGGAACACCTTGCGTTTCTTAATCGCGGCACGGATCACGCTGTTCAAGGATTCGATTGCGTTTGTCGTGTAGATGGCCTTGCGGATATCCGGCGGATAACTGAAGAGCGTATTGAGGTTTTCCCGGTGCGCACGCCAGCTTTTGCTGATTTGCGGATATTTGTCGTCCCGGACTTTCGCGAACGCATCCATCGCCATCAGTACCGCATCTTCGGTCGGGGCCTGATAGACCGCCTTCAGTCCGCTGGTGACGGCTTTGTAGTCCTTCCAGGCCGCGTATTTCAGGCTGTTACGCACCATGTGGATGATGCACAGCTGGATATGGGTCTGCGGGAAGACGCTGTTTATCGCATCCGGGAAGCCCTTAAGACCGTCCACGCAGGCTATCAGGATGTCCTGGAGGCCACGGTTTTTCAGCTCCGTCAGCACACTCAGCCAGAACTTTGCGCCTTCGTTTTCGGCCAGCCACATACGCCATAACATCTTCGTAGCATCTGGTGATTTCCGTTTTTATTCAGTTATGGGATTCCTGTAGGTTCACTTGATACCACGCAACTGTCCTTCATGTTTTTCGTTAATACGCTAATCTGTGATCTGAGTTAACGCAAAAATCCTACTGTTTGTGACATCAAAATCGGCTTTAATGTAAAGGCGAGATTCCGCTGCCATATAACAATGACTCAGACGACTAACGTTATGCTGGGGGCTTTGAGAACGGCCCCCTCTTTTTTGTTGACATTCACTGCATACGCAATAGATACGAACAAAGAACGCCTCAAAGTGCCTGGCATATCCAATCCCTATTGAGGCTCAGAAATCGGCCCTGTCTTTTTCACCCGGTTAATGTCAGAAATATCCTTATGAACGCTGTTGTACGCATAGTCCTGCTCATTTCTGCCATGATCATGTTCACTTCAAGCGTGAAGATATAACCAACAGACCTGATGATGTAGAAGATGATTCCGTTTTTTAAAAAGACAGGATACCGGACTGAGATCCTGCCGCTCCTGTTTTTAGAATGTTCTATGTTCTTTATAACTCGAATTTCGGTTGATAAACAGCGAGAAAACGATTTTGAAATTCACATTGTTAAGTTTTGGCTACATTTGTCCTCAATGTTAATCCTACATTGATAATGTTATTATGAGTACATAAACTCACTTTCATATGAATTATTCTCAATAGAAAACATAACGCCAATTATTATTTTTATTTAAAGTAAATACTTTCTAAATAGTTTTCATTTACTTCCCATGAGGTAATGAATAAGGTCCATTATCTGTAATAAAGGATGTTATAACGGTAAGGACGATGTGTCACTACCTAACAGGTGATATTATGAGATACGTTAAGAGCATATTTTTAGTACTGATTTTGGCATTATCAGTTTCACTATATTCTGCTCTTGCAATAGCGACAGAATGTCAAGAGGTAGAAAAAGCGCAAACAATTAAACCAGCGCCACCTAAGGGGTGTGATATTTGGCCTGGCGGAGTACCCATGCCTTCAGACTGGTTTAAAATTTGCAGAGGTTATTGACTCCAAGTTTAATAGACTAATCGGTGAACATAGTCAGCTCTGATAAATAGGTCTTCATCATATTTGCTATAAATAAGGCCTGATTTTTCTTGATAAATGATAAAATCCTGGCTGTTCCGGTCAGTCAGGTTTAGTTAGATGGCTTCACACGGTTTACTCAAGCACAATACTTTTTCCACTCATCAAGCTGCGCTTTCTCACCATCAGCTCCGCTTATTATGTCCTGAAAAAAGTTACCCTATAATGAATCTATGCGGAAGGTACATCTTCCGCATAAGTTATGAGGTTCAGAAGCGATACCCAACACCAATATTAAATCCATTAATTTGTGTCAAGAGCTCACGGCTTCCTTCATATCCCACATCAATAACAAAATTCTTTGTGGGATTCATTTGTACACCTGCTCCCCATGCCAGCGCTTTTTCATTGGCTGACGCTGAGACCGTGTATGGACTACCATCCTCCCAGGTACCGTTTTCTTTATCTCTTGCTTTAAGGATTGCAGCCCCTACCAGTGCATATAAAGAAAAAGAGTCAGTTACTTGATAAGTCGGGCCAACCATTAACGAGCCATATTTTACATTCGACTTTTCATGGTAGGTTTCTCCGGTATCCTCATCAGTTCCAGAAGACCTGTCATTGTCATACATGTAAGTTAAAGAGGTGATAATCCCTACAGGAAAATCCCCCTGATAATGATACTTAACATTCACCCCACGGATATTACCGCCATCTTTCATTTTACCTTGTGAGTATCCAGCAGTAAGTGAGTTGGTATCTGCCTGTGCAGTATTTATGGCAAAAATGCCTGCAGATAAGATAAGTACTAATGCTTCTTTTTTCATAACCACTCCTTAAGATTACTCTTGTTAATTATGGTGTTCATGAACACCAGTAGCATCTGTCCAACGCAGAAACATAAATCTTCTGTTGGCCAGAAAATTCTGCCTGAAAGAGTTAGTTTATTGCTTGTTCATTTACATTGTGTTTCTTTCATTTCAGTATGTCTATTAACACAACCGAAACAAGTGATAAAAACAAAAACAACACAAAGCGAGCCTAAATCAACATTATAAATCAACTTATTTTATGCGGACTTGACTTACACAAACCATCTGCCATTTAAACTCTCTAAAAATTTGCCATTAGAGATGTAAACTCTTAGCATGTAAATTTCATTTATTGACTGAACAATTACATAATTTATGATATAAAAATAGAGCAAATACCATTAAGTATAAAACTTTATTCATGTTGTTTTAAAATCATTTACATTCACAATGAATAATCACAGCATGAAATATTAATATTTAATGCTGTGATAACGATATTGGAATTAAACAGAACGGTGACGGAACGCAGTATATCCTGGCGAATAACCAGCACACCGTTCGTATTGCGCCCGGAGAAATACAGGTTCTGGAAATTATTCGTGCTGAAAACACAAACAGACAGCCACTGATAAGTGATAATAACTCCACATTTTATCAACATTACTTTACTGGCTTACAGGCACATCAGGCCAGTCAGGACTTGTGGTGTCCACCCGGTTTACCAACACTCTGTATTTTTTCATTCGTCGAGCTGCGCTTTCTCATCATCTGTTGCGATATCAAGATCAACAGCATCCTGTAACGGCGCGATTTTTTCAGATGCCATTTGCAGGAGCCTGCTTTTGGTTTCTTCCGCCTGACGAAGTTGCGCTGCTTTTTCAGCCGCTTCGTCTTTTACCCACGCCTTACCATCCCATTTCTGGTATTCACCATCTGGTGAAACTGATGTGACGTTTTCAGGTAGCGGGCCGGAAGCGGAGATATAAACCTGATTGCCGGTTGTTGTGTCGTAAACCGTTTCGCCGCGGTGATCCTCCTGCAGACTCCATGTTTGGGTTTCAGCGTCAAATACAGCAATATGACTGGAGGGAATATCAGGAGGGGCGATATCAGTACAGTTTGCCGGTACTCCAGTGTGCGGCGGGATATATGCATCACCTGCGCCAATAAATTCGTTTGTATCTGAACGAAGATTAAAAATTTTAATTGTCTGCGCCTGTTCGCTCATTTTAAAAGTCATTATGCCAGCCTCACTATGTAGTTAAATGCAATATTTTTAACCGTGGTTTCCGCATTACCGTCTGCGTCCACAATAACGACGTGTCCGTGTGGACCGATATACATGGTGTGCTCATGTCCTCCGATATAAACTGTATGCGCATGGTCGCCAGCGCCCTGTGTCCACGCCCCCCCTCCAGGCTGAAATGAGGTGTGATTTGAGTCCCCCCGGTATGAGTTGATATAGCCCCCGAACTGGTGAGTATGGTTGCCCGTTGTATTGGTTGATTTCGTGCCGTAATCAAAGGATGAGGTGGATTTTGTCCCTAAATCAGTACTCTGCGCTCGCGCGGTGTGCGAGTGCGATTTGTTGCCGTCCATTTCTTGCGACAGTACAGCACGTCCACTGATGGGCTTACCCTTTATTGTCCAGCCTCGCATGTCAGGGATAATGCCGGACGGATACGCTATAGCCAGTAACGGGTAAGCAGATTTATCGAAGGACTGCCCCTGCATCAGAGCGTAACCTGCCGGAGTAGCATCAGACGGCCATGCTATCGCCGCACCTACTGGATACGAATCCGGTGGCGGATTTAGTGAGGTGTAGAGCATCGCCCATTCTGACCACTCAGCGTCGGTGGTATCACGATGGCTACGGATATCCACTCACCGATTTTTACTGAGCGCAGGAAATCCCCACTCTCAGGCGTCGCCGGGAGCAGAAGCCCTGATGAGGTTTGCTTGACCAGTTGTAAATGCGCCATCGTTCTCTCCGGTGGCGCAGTAGATTGGGAGTTCAGCCCGCAGACGAGTATAACAAAGGATGATTATTCATGATAACCGGCCCTGATAGTCAGCTCATTAATCAGGGTATCGCTCCCCATGATGTCATTTTGCAACAACGGCAGAAACCGGACATAGCGGCCATCCCGATACATCAATGACCTGTTGCAGTCAGGAAAAAAATCCATTTCAGCAATTACTGTCATGTCATCATGGCGAATAACAGTATATTTATAAGTGAATGTTTTATTTAGTTTTTTTACGGTGTCTCCATAGATAACGAACTTGAGCATTTTTAAAGCATCTTCATTCTCAACACGAATATGTATGAGACTATTAATTATCATAATCAATAAATATGGCTATTTTTTGACCGTGTGCAATGACATTTTCTCTGTGTCCTATTTATAATCTTATAACTGGTTATTTTTTGACATGCTCATTTCCCGGACATTAAAAAACCGCCGGCGCAGGTATTAAGTGCGGGTACATTGAGGTTGTCCGACACATCACAGGTGACGGAGATTCATCCCCCAAGGTCTCTTACTTAGCAATGAAGACAACTACCTCCTCTCTGTCTGGCCGGTTCGATCGCAGTCTCTCCTCGTTACTGGTGCAGTCACTGTGACGGTGATGCAGATGATAATCAGGACGATTAACATCGCTGCGGTTGACTTATCCGGCAAAATTATGCTGCCATGATGCCAGTTAAACATACTGGCATCATGGCCAACCGGCATCGAAAAGCATGTTGACCAGACTCGCAGGCCATTGAATCACGCAACAACCAGTTACTGTCATCTGATGAAAAAGGCTGTGCATAACAGAATCAGAACTGACGGGTATCAGAGCCATGTTCTTCAGCAGAAAATACATAAAATGAAACAAGATATAAAGAATGAAGGAAAAATAGAGTATAAAAAACGTACAGAATTGTCTGAAGTAACTTCCCTGCAGCATTGACGCCGCAGGGAATCTATTTATGGTGTAACTATATTAAACCAGAACTCAAACTTGTCCATATAGCCCAGCATCTCATCCAGTTTCGCAGCATTACCGGTAACGTTGACTTCTCCTTTATCTTGAGCCTGCTTCAGTGTTTCTTCCTTCAGGATAATTTTATTCAGCGTGTCACGGTTCAGAGTAATCGTGGCATCAGCATCTTTCGCTTCAGCATTAGCCGTGTGGTTCAGCACGCCATTTTCCAGCTCAAGCTTGTACTTTCCGCCGTCGCTGCCAAGGTCAATATTAAACACCGCCTGGGCATTACCCGCTTTTTCACCGTTGATATGTACAGCCAGGAAGTCGAAGAACATTTCAGGGGTCATCGCCCGAACGGTATCCGGACTTGCTGTATTTGGCGTCGGACCTTTAACCACACCGTTACGCAGCTCCTGCGCACCGGTCAGGTAGAAGTTACGCCATGGACCAGATTCAGCCTGATACCCCAATTGCTCCAGCGCATCGGCTTCAAGGTTACGTGCATTCTGGTTATTTGGATCGGCAAACACGACCTTACTCACCACCTGAGCAACCCAACGGTAGTTCCCCTGGTCAAAGTCTGCTTTGGCTTTCTGAAGAATCGCATCGGCACCGCCCATGTATTCAACAAATTTCTTGGCCGCTTCTTCGGGTGGCAGCTCATCAAGGGTTGCCGGATTGCCATCGAACCAACCGAGATACAGCACATACGTTGCTTTTACGTCATGGCTGATGGAGCCGTAATAGCCGCGGTTGGCCCAGGTTTTTGCCAGGCTGTCCGGTAGTTTGAAGTTGGCCGCTATTTCGTCGCGAGTCAGACCTTCATTGGCCATGCGCAGAGTCTGGTCATTGATATAACGATACAGGTCTCGCTGGCTTTTCAGCAGACTAACAACATTCTCGTTCCCCCAGGTCGGCCAGTGGTGCTGGGCCATAATAATTTCAGCTTTGTCCCCCCAACGCACTATGGCTTCGTTGATATATTTCGACCATGGCAACGGCTCACGAATTTTCGCGCCGCGTAACGAGTAGGTGTTATGCAGGGTGTGAGTGACGTCCTCTGCGGCTTCGATGAGTTTCTTCTCTTCGATGAACCACAGCATTTCCGAAGGGGCTTCCGAACCAGGCGCCAGCATAAAATCGTAAGTCAGGCCATCAATCACTTCTTTCTGGCCGTCTTTATCGATGATATTAGTGGGCGCAATCAGAGTCACCGTCCCCGCAGAAGTTGTCGTCCCCAGTCCGGCGCCAACCTGACCGGAGGCATCTGGTTTCAGTAGATTGCCATACATATAGCTGGCGCGGCGGCTCATCACGTTGCCGGCCATGATATTCTCGGCTACTGCTGCCTCCATAAAGCCAGCAGGCGCATACACTTTCACCTTACCGGATTTCACGTCCGCTTCATCGACAACGCCACGCACACCGCCATAGTGGTCAACATGGCTATGAGTATAAATGATGGCGACAACAGGCTTATTGCCACGGTTTTTGAAATACAAATCCATACCGGCTTTGGCTGTTTCCGCAGAAACCAGCGGATCGACAACCGTAATCCCCTCTTTACCTTCGATAATCGTCATGTTGGATAAATCAAGGTTACGAATCTGGTAGACGCCGTCTGTTACTTCAAACAAGCCACTGATATTGATTAGTTGGGACTGACGCCACAGACTGGGGTTAACAGTGTCAGGAGATTTTTCCCCTTCTTTTATGAAAGCGTACTGCTGTGGATTCCAGATGACATTCCCTTGCTCTCCCTTAATCACCTCTTCAGGTAAACCAGCGATAAAGCCTTTATGGGCATTCGTGAAATCGGTGTTATCAGAGAAAGGAAGTTGGTTGTAAAGCGCATCGTTAGCTTGTTTTGTTGAAGCAGTGGCCCCTTTTGGGACTTCCTGTGCAAATAAAGGCGTCAGCGCAGTGGAAGAGAGTAACCCCGCCAGTGCAAGGCTTTTAACGATCGACTTAAGTCTCATTTGTATCCCTCATGTGAGAATGTTCTAATCATTCAGCTTCATCGATTAATCATCTGTTAATTCAAATAATTAAAATTTTTGCTGACCATTTTAGCTCTTTTAAATATAACCAAAACGTTACATTTCGCCATTTACGGATACAAATAAATCATGTTTTACGTCTGCCAGTTCCATCTTCTTTTAGTCAGTGGGGTAAGCTCGCTTCCCGTTACCGGGAGACAACTATAATTATTCCCCTACTACAGAAGCGTTGACGATAAGTTCGTCACTGTGGAACAAAAATCATCTCATCAGCCAAAAATGCAGCCTGGCCTGATAGCTTTTCCATTTTTCACCGTGAAGTATCTCCGCACTACACTGGATAGTAATTATTCATTATATGAGGCGATTAAGCATGGGGCAGAATTCGGACGACAGGCGCCGTACCTCCAGTGCTGGAAGAGTATGGCAGGATCATAAAGATATGGTCAGGCAAGCGCTACGTGTAAGTATTCCGTGGTTCACATTTGTGAATATCAGCTTTGCGCTTATCATTTTATTTCGCCACATACTCATCAGTGACTTTGACAAGTCGATCAGTGCACAGACTGGAATACTGCCGTTAATAGACGATATTATGGGCAGTATTATTGTTTTTTCGTTCCTGATACTCCTTTTCATTTACCGCCTTCCGGCCAGATTTACTCCTCTTTGTCTGGTGATGCTGCTGATTCTCAGTCTGATGTGGAGCTATTGTAGCTACTGTTTTATTGTCTGGTGGCAACTGCCTTTTGCCTGGCCTCTCAGTGTCATCCTTATGCTTACCGCGCTGGCTGCGCTTTATTATCATCTGCCAGCGTTGCTACTTTTCATCGTCCCGTTATGGCTGACCGCCCTGCTGGCCAGTGTGCAGCTTAACCAGTATGTAAATATCCGGTTTTTATTAGTCTGGCTTACTCTTACCGCCATACTCATTTATGGTCGCTTTATCCTGCAGCGCTGGTTTGATGAAGCCTGGTTGCGTTACCAGGAAAACCGGATGCTTATCGCGCGTCTCGACGTTATGGCTCACCAGGATGCACTGACCGGGACCGCTAATCGACGTTCAATGGAAAGCTTTCTTGAGGATGCTCTTCGCCAGACGGAGCCGTTTGCACTGATCATGCTCGATGTGGACTATTTCAAAAACTATAACGACCATTATGGTCACCAGGCTGGCGATGCCTGTCTGGCAAAGGTGGCCGCGGTAATGAAGAGGTCGGTTCGTACTCCGGCAGACCTGGTGGCACGTTACGGGGGCGAGGAGTTTGTCGTTGTGCTGCCTTCGTCGTCGCTGAATGAAGCTGCACTGGTTGCTGAACGTATTCAGACAAACCTGCGTGAAACCGCACTGCCGCATGCAGCATCTGCGGTTAGTGAAACGGTCACCGTCAGCATGGGCATCACCCTTTCCACAGCCGGTGACACTGTTACCGGCATTATTGCCAGAGCGGATGAGGCCCTTTATCGGGCTAAACAACAGGGACGTAATCGTTGGGTAAAGTAAAACCAGTTGCCCGGTGTTTGATACAGATGATCACCTTGCCATACTCAGATAATTAAAACTGAATATTTGGAAGCAAAAAAGACAGTCGGACTCACGGAACCTTTGCGCTGGTACAGCCTGAATATCAGATAAAATTATGTCCAGCCGCAGACACCAGTTGACAGTGGAATATTCCTGGTGTTTTGAACAAGGCGACATTCACAACACGACTGTGCTCACGGAATTCAAATGCCGAACGGGTGATTACGATATTCGCTACCTCTGCAAAGTTATATTATTCGATTTTCATGCAGATTTCGCCTCCCGGTAATTTCCCCGATAAAATGCCAGTACCCTTTGCATCGTCACGCTGTTCCGGCACTCCGTACAGATAACGTTTCTGGTCCGGTCGTAGGAACTCACCACACCTTCCGGCGTTTTCAGAAAGCGGGTAATCCTGGCATCTTCACGTTTCTGCTTCCAAAGCCGGAAAGCCTGTTCCGAAGGGAAAATACCGCTTCTCCCGGCCTGATACAGATCCCCACAACTTTCCGCCTTTTCCAGGTAGTGGCGGGCTGTAAAATGGTTAACCCCGTTATCTTCCGCAGTTCTCCAAACGTTATCCGACCGTGGGTTCGTACCAGTTCCGTCAGGCACTTCTGTATTTCTGCTTTCTGCGCCGGTGTGTAATTTCTGCTCATAAGTTCCCCCCAGTTAAAGCCTTCCCGCCGCCTTACGCCGTCTGAATTCTTCCATCATCAGTTGTGCCGGGGTTGGCCCTGCCGGATGACGCAGCGCTGCCAGTTGACGGCGTACCGGCGGTATGCTGAAACCATTACCGACGTGTTTTGTCCACTTCGCCAGTAACCGTTCTGCAAGTCGTTTCAGTTCGCCTTCCGTCATCTGGTGCTCAACGCCCGTTCTGCGCATCTCGGTGCAGATGTGATACAGAACCGGCTGAGGCCACGGATATTTATCACTGCCGGAGTAGCGCCAGGACTCGTTACGCCAGTGACGATATTCCGCCAGCACCGCATCGGCTGCCCGCCTTAAAGATGGCGGCACACAGTTTGAGGTAATGACCCGTAAACAGACAGAGCTGGTCCGGGCACAGAGCAAAGCCGGTAACAACGGCCCATGGGTTACTCACTGGGAGGAAATGGCAAAAAACCGCCATACGCCGCCTGTTCAAATACCTGCCTGTATCCATTGAGATCCAGCGCGCGGTATCAATGGACGAAAAGGAGACGCTGACTATCGATCCGGCTGATGCGTCTGTCATCACAGGTGAGTACAGCGTCGTCGAAAACGCTGGCGTGGAAGAAAACGTGACCGCATAACGGAGGCTGGCAGTCGCTGACCGCCTGAAATGAAGGTGCTTTATTAATGTACAAATATAGAATAACCGCCATCGTCAAAAAGCCGGGTAATTCCCCGACAAACTGGGTTCGTTTTTCTGACAAAAAAATGAATAAAGCCGAGTGTGAAAAAATGCTGTCCGGCAGAACTGAAGCCGGAAAATCACGCGAAGAGAAAGTCACGCTGGAAGAGTTTAAATATATTAAGGAATAAAGATCGCCTGCTGAATAATTAATTAACCGTAAAAATGCTTTTAAACACCGCTCACGCGGCGGGATTCGTACAGCCTGAATGAGGGAGGTAATTGCAGCATGAAGAAGCCTGTCTGTATGTTCTGCGGCGCCCCGGCCACCCTGCTTTGTGACGGGATCATCGGCTGGGATGCCGATGAGGATGAACACGGGCACATGACAAAATGTCGTGCCATGTTCACCTGCGATGCGCCCGTGTGCCGGAACTGCGCTACATGGCATGGCAACATATTTTTCGATAGAAAAATCCGGATGATGGATACACGCGACCTTTGCCCCCTGTGCCAGAAGTTACACGAAGCCGGCAAATCCATACGCGTTGCAGAGCACCGGAAAAACTCCGCCCTGCCGCAACCCTGCCTGACTGAAGAGCGGGCTGACAGGATACGCGCCGCGCATTGGGCAGGATTTACAGGACGGCGCGCCGGAGATGTAAAAGTTTTACCGGGCGGCGGTCAGCAGTCCTTCAAATTTTAACCTGATCATTGATGTTCAACCCCGACCGACCGCCACACCGTATAGTTGGCGGCGGTCATGAAGTAAAGAGACATGACTATGAGCTTTGTGAGACTTGAAACCTGGGGTGAATTAAATTATCCCGATGATCCGCCACCTCTCACAACACTAAGACGATGGGCGCGAAACGGAAATATTTACCCGACTCCAGTATTACATGGCAGGACGTATCGGGTTGATCCGGACGCGTGTTATATCAAGCCGAATAAAGTGGGACTTGTGCTTGAACAGCACCACCCAAACGGGCGGACCGGAAAACCGAGTGCATTGCTGGAGAAGTTGATCAGTGAGTCGAAAAAAGTACGATGCTAACCTTCCGAGGAACCTCACCTACCATAAGGCCAGTAAATCTTTTTTCTGGCGTAACCCGGTAACTGACAAGGAATTTCCGTTCGGTCAGATCGCCCGCAGGGACGCTATCACACCGGCCATAGAGGCAAACAACTTCATAGCGCAAAACCACACGCCAGTGGCGCTTATTGAAAAACTAAAAAGGAACGGACTCATTCACTGTGTCCGCATGGATTGATCGCTATGAGGTTTTATTACAGCGCCGGAGTCTGTCGGTTAATACCTACAAGATTCGCGGTAATCAATTAGCGACCGTACGTGAAAAAATGGGGGAAATAATACTGGCAGAAGTAACAACCCGGCACATTGCCAAGTTTCTTGAGTCGTGGATAAGCGAGGGAAAAAACACTATGGCGGGAGCAATGAGATCAGTTCTATCTGACATGTTCAGAGAGGCCATTGTCGAAGGGCATATTGTGAAAAACCCGGTGGAAGCAACCCGGATACCAGAGATTAAGGTGGCCAGGGAACGCTTGCAACTGGAAACGTATAACGCCACACGGGCGGCAGCAGAGCATATGCCTGCATGGTTCCCTCTCGCGATGGATTTAGCGCTCGTTACTGGTCAACGTAGGGAGGATATCGTAAATATGAAATTTAGTGATGTTTTTGACAACCGCTTATACGTAACTCAGATCAAAACCGGAATGAAAATAGCCATTCCCCTCTCCCTGACACTTCGGGCGACGGGGTTACGTCTGGGAACGGTAATCGATCGCTGCCGGCTGGTAAGCAGAACCGATTTCATGATCAGTGCAGGAATCAGGAAAAATAGCCCGACCGGGAATATTCACCCGGATGGGCTGACAAAGAAATTTGTAAAAGCCAGAAAAATTTCAGGCGTTAAATTTAGTGATAACCCACCGACATTTCACGAGATCCGTAGCCTGGCTGCTCGGCTGTACAAAGACGAACTCGGCGAGGAATTCGCTCAAAAACTACTGGGCCACACCTCAGAGAACACCACGAAACTCTATCTCGATGAACGCGATAATAAAGCTTACGTGATGCTCTGATTTTGTTGTAAAAGAAATGTTAAATTTAATTTGATTGTGATATAACCAAAAAGACCGGAATACAGAAATTCGGAAAAATTTCGGAAAATTTCGGATCGTTAATTGTAAGTAGCTGATTTATAATAAAAATAAAAAGAGACCGAATACGATTCCTGTTCTCGCCAAAAATAAAAATTCCATTTTAAATTCATAAAGTTAGACCAAAATGCCATTCTTTTAGCACCTGAAATACGTTATGTTACGTTCTAATTTATTCAATAAGTTATCACTTTTTCCGTTTTAATTCGGACAGATTTCGGGCAAGTTTTCCACTTACTGTTGACTCCCGCTTTCCACATACGCCATAACATCTTCGTAGCATCTGGTGATTTCCGTTTTTAATCAGTTATGGGATTCCTGTAGGTTCACTTGATACCACGCAACTGTCCTTCATGTTTTTCGTTAATACGCTAATCTGTGATCTGAGTTAACGCAAAAACCCTACGGTTTGTGACATAAAAATCGGCTTTAATGTAAAGGCGAGATTCCGCTGCCATATAACAATGACTCAGACGACTAACGTTATGCTGGGGCTTTGAGAACGGCCCCCTCTTTTTTGTTGACATTCACTGCATACGCAATAGATACGAACAAAGAACACCTCAAAGTGCCTGGCATATCCAATCCCTATTGAGGCTCAGAAATCGGCCCTGTCTTTTTCACCCGGTTAATGTCAGAAATATCCTTATGAACGCTGTTGTACGCATAGTCCTGCTCATTTCTGCCATGATCATGTTCACTTCAAGCGTGAAGATATAACCAACAGACCTGATGATGTAGAAGATGATTCCGTTTTTTAAAAAGACAGGATACCGGACTGAGATCCTGCCGCTCCTGTTTTTAGAATGTTCTATGTTCTTTATAACTCGAATTTCGGTTGATAAACAGAGAGAAAACGATTTTGAAATTCACATTGTTAAGTTCTGGCTACATTTGTGCTCAATGTTAATCCTACATTGATAATGTTATTATGAGTACATAAACTCACTTTCATATGAATTATTCTCAATAGAAAATATAACACCAATTATCATTTTTATTTAAAGTAAATACTTTCTAAATAGTTTTCATTTACTTCCCATGAGGTAATGAATAAGGTCTATTATCTGTAATAAAGGATGTTATAACGGTAAGGACGATGTGTCACTACCTAACAGGTGATATTATGAGATACGTTAAGAACATATTTTTAGTACTGATTTTGGCATTATCAGTTTCACTATATTCTGCTCTTGCAATAGCGACAGAATCTCAAGAGGTAGAAAAAGCGCAAACAATTAAACCAGCGCCACCTAAGTGGTGTGATATTTGGCCTGGCGGAGTACCCATGCCTTCAGACTGGTTTAAAATTTGCAGAGGTTATTGACTCCAAGTTTAATAGACTAATCGGTAAACATAGTCAGCTCTGATAAATAGGTCTTCATCATATTTGCTATAAATAAGGCCTAGTTTTTCTTGATAAATGATAAAATCCTGGCTGGCTGTTCCGGTCAGTCAGGTTTAGTTAGATGGCTTCACACAGTTTACTCAAGCGCAATACTTTTTCCACTCATCAAGCTGCGCTTTCTCACCATCAGCTCCGCTTATTATGTCCTGAAAAAAGTTACCCTATAATGAATCTATGCGGAAGGTACATCTTCCGCATAAGTTATGAGGTTCAGAAGCGATACCCAACACCAATATTAAATCCATTAATTTGTGTCAAGAGCTCACGGCTTCCTTCATATCCCACATCAATAACAAAATTCTTTGTGGGATTCATTTGTACACCTGCTCCCCATGCCAGCGCTTTTTCATTGGCTGACGATGAGACCGTGTATGGACTACCATCCTCCCAGGTACCGTTTTCTTTATCTCTTGCTTTAAGGATTGCAGCCCCTACCAGTGCATATAAAGAAAAAGAGTCAGTTACTTGATAAGTCGGGCCAACCATTAACGAGCCATATTTTACATTCGACTTATCATGGTAGGTTTCTCCGGTATCCTCATCAGTTCCAGAAGACCTGTCATTGTCATACATGTAAGTTAAAGAGGTGATAATCCCTACAGGAAAATCCCCCTGATAATGATACTTAACATTCACCCCACGGATATTACCGCCATCTTTCATTTTACCTTGTGAGTATCCAGCAGTAAGTGAGTTGGTATCTGCCTGTGCAGTATTTATGGCAAAAATGCCTGCAGATAAGATAAGTACTAATGCTTCTTTTTTCATAACCACTCCTTAAGATTACTCTTGTTAATTATGGTGTTCATGAACACCAGTAGCATCTGTCCAACGCAGAAACATAAATCTTCTGTTGGCCAGAAAAATCTGCCTGAAAGAGTTAGTTTATTGCCTGTTCATTTACATTGTGTTTCTTTCATTTCAGTATGTCTATTAACACAACCGAAACAAGTGATAAAAACAAAAACAACACAAAGCGAGCCTAAATCAACATTATAAATCAACTTATTTTATGCGGACTTGACTTACACAAACCATCTGCCATTTAAACTCTCTAAAAATTTGCCATTAGAGATGTAAACTCTTAGCATGTAAATTTTATTTATTGACTGAACAATTACATAATTTATGATATAAAAATAGAGCAAATACCATTAAGTATAAAACTTTATTCATGTTATTTTAAAATCATTTACATTCACAATGAATAATCACAGCATAAAATATTAATATTTAATGCTGTGATAACGATATTGGAATTAAACAGAACGGTGACGGAACGCAGTATATCCTGGCGAATAACCAGCACACCGTTCGTATTGCGCCCGGAGAAATGCAGGTTCTGGAAATTATTCGTGCTGAAAACACAAACAGACAGCCACTGATAAGTGATAATAACTCCACATTTTATCAACATTACTTTACTGGCTTACAGGCACATCAGGCCAGTCAGGACTTGTGGTGTCCACCCGGTTTACCAACACTCTGTATTTTTTCCATTCGTCGAGCTGCGCTTTCTCATCATCTGTTGCGATATCAAGATCAACAGCATCCTGTAACGGCGCGATTTTTTCAGATGCCATTTGCAGGAGCCTGCTTTTGGTTTCTTCCGCCTGACGAAGTTGCGCTGCTTTTTCAGCCGCTTCGTCTTTTACCCACGCCTTACCATCCCATTTCTGGTATTCACCATCTGGTGAAACTGATGTGACGTTTTCAGGTAGCGGGCCGGGAGCGGAGATATAACCCTGATTGCCGGTTGTTGTGTCGTAAACCGTCTCGCCACGGTGGTCCTCATGCAGACTCCATGTCTGGGTTTCAGCGTCAAATACAGCAATATGACTGGAGGGAATATCAGGAGGGGCGATATCAGTACAGTTTACCGGTAATCCAGTGTGCGGCGGGATATATGCATCACCTGCGCCAATAAATTCGTTTGTATCTGAACGAAGATTAAAAATTTTAATTGTCTGCGGGGTGTCGCTCATTTTAAACGTCATTTTTTACTCCGGATAAATATTCTGTAATCAGGTGATGGCTGTGGGGATAAGTACCGGGGGAAACGGCATGGCTATGCGCACCAATATAAATATCATCAACCTGATGACGGGGACTGATGCAGGTGTTACCTGATTTTTTGCAATACGTTCTGTAATCACCAAAACCGATATATTCCGTTCTGGCGTTCGGACAAAGCGCCTTTGACGGACAGTATGCCGTTGTGCTGAATACAGCATCCTGGCGGGCGCTGGCGTATTGCCAGTTAATTTCCGAGGCACAGTTAATAAAACCATCCCACGCCAGCTTCATTTGCCGGGCGACACTGTCCGGGGATACCTGACCACACCTGGCCCCCATCGCAGGGAACACAACCGATTTGATTTTCCGGCTTTCCCCGGCGCTTTTATTGTGCTGAAAAATTGCCAGTAACGCTGCCCGTGTTGCATTATAAACCGCATCGGTGCCGTCAATTATCAGCGGAACGCGCATCGTCGGAGCGTGAACCAGCCACGGATGTTTACTGTTACCCGTTTCAATAACAAAGGCGGTGCCGACAGGCTGTTCTCCCAGATATTCACGGATGATATTTTGCTGTACCCGTTCCTGTAATTGCGGCCCAAAATATGCCGTAATAGCAGCATCCACACCACCGTCCATAAGACCAAAACTGTTGGCCGCACTGACCATGCAGTCAAATTCCGGTATGGTTTCAAACGGTCCGGGGATAATTTCCACATTTTCGGTATTCTGAAAAGAATGTTCAAAAGCCGCGGCCATTGCTGGCACGGGTGCCGAAAGAATTAATTTAATCATGCCAGCCTCACAATATAGTTAAATGCAATGTTTTTAACTGTGGTTTCCGCATTACCGTCTGCGTCCACAATAACGACGTGTCCGTGTGGACCTACATACATGGTGTGCTCATGTCCTCCGATATAAACTGTATGTGCATGGTCGCCAGCGGCCTGTGTCCATGCACCACCTCCAGGCTGAAATGAGGTGTGATTGGAATCTCCCCAGTATGAGTTGATATAACCGCCGAACTGGTGAGTATGATTGCCCGTGGTATTGGTCGATTTCGTGCCGTAATCAAAGGATGAGGTAGATTTTGTCCCTAAGTCAGTATCCTGCGCCCGCGCGGTGTGCGAGTGCGATTTGTTGCCGTCCATTTCTTGCGACAGTACAGCACGTCCACTGATGGGCTTACCCTTTATTGTCCAGCCTCGCATGTCAGGGATAATGCCGGACGGATACGCTATAGCCAGTAACGGGTAAGCAGATTTATCGAAGGACTGCCCCTGCATCAGAGCGTAACCTGCCGGAGTAGCATCAGACGGCCATGCTATCGCCGCACCTACTGGATACGAATCCGGTGGCGGATTTAGTGAGGTGTAGAACATCGCCCATTCTGACCACTCAGCGTCGGCGGTATCTCGATGGCTGCGAATATATGCAGGCGCAGGAGCACCATTAACCCCACTCCATCCGATTAATATCTCTCCATCACCGGTTCCGGTCAGACGCAAAATATTCCCGTATTGCGTTGGATAACCGTTATTGTAAACCTCGCCCATTATCAGGCCGCTATCACTGCCTCTTGTCGTACCAGTCAGTGCCGGAAGCGCGCCGCGTGATGCCAGTTTGTTCGCTGCAACAGCCGTACCTGATGCAGGGAGCGCTCCGATATTTTGTACAAACAGCGGCTTTTCCGGAATATCGCCACCGTTCTGGTCTTTGGCGAGGTATTTAATATCCGTCTGCTCCTGACTGTAGACCTGAAGGTTATCCCGTGCCGTTCCTTTATTCTGAAGGTCTGACAGATTGTTTTTCTGCCACAGAAACAGCTTCAGGGGATCTGCCAGCAGGTTTACCCAGCCTGCGCTGTCGGCGCCTTCCGGATCGGTCAGGTTATCGTCAATGGTATTCAGCCAGACCGCTGTTGTTGAGACTCCGGCGAGAATGGCATCTTTTGCATATCCACCAATGGCCCCGGCGAAATCGGCATTATACGTGTACAAACCGCCAGCCTGGACGTACCGTATTGCTGCGGTAATATCGTGCATCAGACCGTTAAAATCCTTGCCGTGTGGCGGTATACCTCCCGCTGAAATCGGGGTCATGGTCACCGGAGGAAAACCCAAATCATACGCCGCGTTACCGCTCTCTTTGGTCTGCTGCGTCGCCTTGTCCGGGATATTATTTTTATCCCCGGTACTCGCAAAGGGTACTGCCAGTTGACGGGGTTTATCGTTAAGCTTCATTACTGGTCTCCTTTAAAACCACTGAGACATAAACACCCGGCGGGGACGGCAGTGCTCCCGACGACTGGATAATCGCCAGTTCTGCCGACGAGAGAGCAAACTCAAAGATGTAACTCATCCTCAGTCCACCATTATTCAGAACATAAGCCCGGCGGTTTTTTCCGAACATAAACCGCAGCATCCGGTTAATATCCGGCACAGAGCAGTCAGTAATATTCGACATGGCTTTCATCAGTATCAGCCGCCGGTATATCTCATCAGACAGGTCAACGGTCCGGGTAACCGATTTTCCGCTGTAAAACGGTGCCTGATTAAACGGACGCGGGTCATCCATTACCGGGTTGTCCATCCGGGCCTCGCTGAAGCCCAGGTAATTAAAATCGTCCTTTACCGTCAGCCGGCGACTGACGCCCACAATCTTTCCCCAGACATCAAGACCGTACTTTTCTGCAGTATCGATGTTCCAGATAAGGTCATAAAAATCATTGATAAAACTGTCGGGGGAAAGCGCTGCGTTAAAGCTGTTAATGAGGGCATTGAGTCGGGGGCTGGCGGCATACTGTGCAAGCACGGTTGCAGCCACATTCTGCACGTTACGCCTCCTGTAGTTTCACACCGATATTCGACACATCCAGAACCGGAATCTCATCTATCCCGAAAGTGACAGCAGTTGTCCATGACGAGCCGTCACGACTCACAGTAAGGCCCAGAATATCGATATTTTCCGGATCGGTTTTGTAAACGCCGGCATAGTAGCGCCCTGCGGAGACAACAGAGGCTACCCTTGCCCGCAGACCACCATCTGTACCGTTAAACGCGGACAACACAGATTGCTGTACCTGTTGGGTAATATCTGAGGGCAGATAGTCACTTTTTTTCAGCGTCACACTGACATGCAGACTGACAGGTTTGAGTGTCTGCCAGGTGATCACGTATTCAGGATACGGCGGATCGTACTCCTTATCCGCAACGGTTAACGTTGTGTCGCCGTTCATATCAATACCCGGCGGAGCCTTACGCCAGATGGCCGCCGCGATATCTGCCGGACTGCCGCCGTACACGCCAACATAAAACGAACCGGGTGTTAACGGATACTGACTGACCCCGGCTTTTTGTTCCGTTTTTTTCGGATTATGGGTGACGTAAACATCCACCACGTTTTCTACCGTAGAGAGTATTTCACCCCGGATGGCTTCCAGAATATTACGGGCATTACGGGCAACTGAATTACGCCGACGATTTTCAAAGTCCGCGCGGGTTTCCTCGTCGCTGCCCGGTACACCTGCACTGGCGTTAGTGACACCTGACCAGCCGGGTATTGCCTTATAAATTTTATTCAGAGTTCCCGCCGGACAGCCGACAGGCCCGGTGGACAAATTCAGGAATACCACATCAACCTGCCCTGATGCGCCGATTGTGGCGTCTGACAGACTGACGTACTTATAGCCGGCCTCATCCTGCGCCATACTGCCCGCCGGAATCAGCGTACCAACCAGCCCGGTACAGGTTGCCGTTACTGTCGTACCTGTAGCCCCGCGTCGTTCCAGGAAATAAATCTTTCCTATTGCATCCTGAAAGCGTCCACTGGAGAAGTCAGGGTTTACCTGGTTAACGATATACAGCAACTGATCGTTTTTATCCGCGATAATGGCACTTTCGCTTGATGCAAGCTGCCCCTGCGGACTGCTCAGACTGGTACTCATTGCGCCGCCCAGCGCACCAGAAAAATCGTTGAGCCTGCCGCTCAGAATATCCGCTTCATCCGGCACGTTCAGCCCGCTGTCCGTAATACGTACAGCGGGTACTGCGGTAGAAAAAGATTTATTTTCACTCATAGCAGTACCGTAAAAATGTCGTTATTGGTATCTGTAATACGCAGCACTCCCGTTACTGTTCGGGCTTTATCAACAATGACCTGGCAAATTGCGGCGCTCACGGTCGGCAGTTTAAGTGCTTCCTGTTGCAGGGTGGCATTCACCAGTTGCGTGCCGGGCCAGTGTCCGAGGATGCGTGACCAGTAAGGTATGCCGGACGTTGAGTCGTACCAGCACTCCCCCAGAAAGGTACTGCACGCACACGCCACATCCTGGGCTACCGCATGGGGATTATCAGTAATGGCAAGATTACCGGTATCATCCAGCAGAATGTCCCATGTCCCGGTGTCGAGAAGAAGCGATCGTGACTGCATATTTTCTCCTGTTTACTGCGGTCCCTGCGTGGTCGAACCGCCGGACTTAACACCACTGTGAACATGGTATCCAAAATCAATACCGCCAATCTGCGCGCCACCGGAAAGTTCAGACTGTCCGGTAACATTAAGCCCCTGGCTGACGGCAGCATCCCCGTTAAGCGCGATTTTTGGAGAGTTAACAGTGAAACTTTTCGAGGCGTTCACGATGCCTTCCGGCGCAGAAATCTCCACTTTCCAGGGGGAAATAACCCGTATCTGGTTGTCAGCAAATTCCACGAACTGTACGGGCGCACCGTTAAGCACACCACCAAGCCAGATGGCATCGGCGTAGTTATGAGTGCGTTTTGATCCCGGCATCGCGGCCTGACGCGTGGCTTTTACCGCACTGATATCCCGGTCGCAGATGCCGAGGAAACCAATATCGCCCACATGTGGCGACATAATCACCGCATTGCTGCCCCCCTGTAGCCGCCATACGGGAAGGTTATAAATCACCTCATGCTCAACCGGGGAACCGTCTGCTGCAACGCCCATTACCATCGGTCGGACATCAATAAACTCCCCTTCCACCGCCACTACCTGCCCCAGAGTGATAAATACGTGTTTCCCGAGAAACTGCCGCAGCATAAAGTCCTGCGCATTGATTTCGCTGTTTATGTCCGTCGGATTACTGAGTGGTTGTGCCATTATCATTAAGCCTTGTCATGGTACAGTTGGAACTCCACGGACTGCCCACGGTTCGCGAGGTAATGGTGTGTATCACTCCGGTTAACTGGTAATCGCCTGTCACGTTAGGTAGTGACGATTCCAGATGAACCCGCCGACCGATAAAAAGATCGGGGCAGAATATCGTGGTGGCGCTGAGGCCGGTCATGGTATAGACCGGATATCCGATAAGCCCGTGGTCCGGCGAAATATGCACAGCCGGAATATCCAGGGCTTTTCCCTTCGGCCAGATGGTGACTTTCTCCGCGTCCCCCGGGTCGATGTTAATATCGGCGGCTGAAGCGGCATCCAGCATTTGTTGTACAAGGTTTCCGGAAAAGTGCGGATTAGACAGGCTGAGACTGACGCCCTGATTTTCAAATTTCAGCCCGGCAGATGACGCCAGCGCACGGATGATATCTGCAACCGGCACATCACCTTTCGCGCTGAAATCTGCCGCTGTCCGATTACGCAGGTTGAAGCTAACCTGCCCGGTCAGAATAAGGGGAATATCCGGCGCCTGGTTGTAGTCCGCATATGCATCGGTAATATCTCCCTCGAAAATAAGCCGTCCGTCTGCCTTAACCCGCATTTTATTGGCCGCGCTTTGCGCAGGTCGCCACACCCCCCGATAACTCAGATCGGCCATATGCGCCGGAGAAAGCCCCCAGATATACAGGGTTATCTGCGTTCCGGCAGTTCCGCCATATACCGTGACAGTGGCAAAACATTTAGCTCCTGAAACAGTCAGAATATTGCCCTTACCATTGTCGAACGTCCGCCCGTCTGACAGAGTGAGCTCCACGGTAATGTCACGCTGTACATAGCTCATCAGAATGCCTCCGGGAAACCCCGACCTTCAGGTCGGGGAGGAAAGGAGGCGGTTTTCCGGCTAACTGTCTTTTGCATAATCACATTTTCCTCTTTAGTATGTGAAACCATGAAACGCGCATATAAATACCGGTTTTATCCGACACCAGATCAGACTGAGTTTTTAGCTCAGACTTTCGGCTGTGTGCGTTTCGTCTACAACTCCATCCTCCGCTGGCGTACCGATGCGTACCACGAGCGAAAGGAAAAGATCGGTTATCTACAGGCCAACGCTCGCCTTACGGCGCTCAAAAAAGAGTCTGAACACGCCTGGCTTAACGATGTTTCCTGCGTTCCCCTCCAACAGTCGTTGCGCCACCAACAAACCGCCTTTGCTAACTTCTTCGCCGGACGGGCCAAATACCCGACATTCAAAAGCAAACGGCACAAGCAGGCGGCTGAGTTCACTGCGAGCGCGTTTAAATACCGCGACGGCAAGTTGTACATGGCAAAGAACAAAATCCCCTTAGACGTGCGCTGGAGTCGTCCGCTGCCGTCCGTGCCGTCTACCGTCACCGTGTCCAAAGATGCCGCAGGACGGTACTTTGTTTCGTGCCTTTGCGAGTTTGAACCCGCATCACTGCCGATCACCTCTTCAATGGTCGGCATTGATGCTGGTTTAAAAGATTTGTTCGTCACCGATACCGGATTCAAATCCGGCAATCCCCGCCATACCGCTAAATACGCGGCTCGCCTAGCGCTACTCCAGCGCCGGTTAAGCAAAAAGGCCAAAAGCTCAAAGAACCGCGCCAAAGCCCGCTTAAAGGTGGCCCGACTCCACGCGAAAATTGCCGATTGTCGCCAGGATGCCCTGCACAAGGCCACCCGCAAACTGATTAACGATAACCAAGTTGTTTGCGTCGAATCCCTGAAAGTGAAGAACATGATCCGCAACCCGTCGCTATCCAAAGCGATAGCAGACGCGAGCTGGGGCGAACTTGTGCGCCAGCTCCAGTACAAAGGCGAATGGGCCGGGCGGTCAGTAGTGGCCATTGACCAGTTTTTCCCGTCCTCAAAACGCTGTAGCTGTTGCGGTTTCACGATGAAAAAAATGCCGCTGGATGTCCGGAAATGGCACTGCCCGGAATGCGGCGCAGACCATGATCGGGACATTAACGCGGCACGTAATATCAAAGCTGCCGGGCTGGCAGTGTTAGCCCACGGAGAGCCTGTAAATCCTGAATCGCAACACGCGGCTTAGGTTCGGTTCGTTGAAATGGGAATCCCCGCCCTTCAGGGCGGGGAGCAGTCAAGTCAGCTCCTCAGGCGACAGCCAGTAGAGCCGGTATCGTGAACCAAGCCCCCGCCAGTCGGGATCGTGGTTCCCCTCCGTGTCGGAAAAAAACAGATCGCCCTGAAACGGCAGGTATCCGTACCGGACAATCCGGTTATTGTTCAGGCACAGCACGCCATGCAGGCACGGCTCACCGTTAACGGTGATATTGATATACATCCCCGTAGTACGCTGATTCAGGCGAATGGTGCAGACCTGAGCACCCAGTGTCACCGTAAACTGCTGGGCTTTGACGGGAGATAAAACAATTTCCAGCATCAGGTGATCCCCCTGTTCGTGACGCTTCGTCTGTCAGCGTCTGACGGTTGTGTCACCGACGCCGTAACTGGCTGAGTTTTAACCGATGCTGCCCCTTTTGCTTTATCGTTGTCCGTGGGAGACTGGTTATCCGTACTTCCCACTGACACCTCTCCTGTATTCATTACCGCCTGGAATACTGCGCTGACCGTCAGTAATGTCGGTCCATTATTACTTCGCGTTCGGTAGTCGTATTTCACCAGGTCGTAGGATGTCCATGTCTTGTCCGGCGTCTCAATATCGTAAAGTCCTGCCGTGGTACGCATCATTTCAAGCGTTTCCAGCACATTCGATCGCGAGGTAGTGGAAAAATTTGTCAGGTTCGGGATGGCCCCGGAAAACGCCGTCCACCCCTCTACAGTGAAAGTCACATGCAGTTCCGGCGGTCGCTGGATTTTATTAAAGGTGGTATAGGCTCCCTGTTCGACGGGGGCGGTGGAAACAGAAGCCTCCGCCCCCACCTCAACGACAACAAAAGAATCCGGGGAGAAAGGCTTCCCGCCCTTCTGGTGAACACCTGCCTGATCATTCCATGCGTAATAAATACCGAATGACGGTGCCAGTACACTGTTAATGAGTCCCAGGACACCGCCGCCACGAACGGCACTCAGTACGTTACTTTCATTGAGCGAAAAGTTATTCAGGGAAAGATTATCGAAAGAGAAACTCATCCTGTTACCCCGCTGGAATAAACTGAAACAAGCGCCGAATTCCTGATACGCCTACGCACATCATCGGTAATGCCCTTCACATTGTCCGAGGTTGTAGTGACATTCAGCGTCCCGATATGCGTGGTTTCCGTTACGGTGGACTGAGATACAGGCGCCGGATGACGCGACTGTACGGCCATTGCCGCCCCCGGATGAGGCAGATTCGCCAGAACGCGGGGAATATAGTTACGGGTCTCCTCCGGAGCAGCAGCCAGCCCCTTACGCTGAACATTTCCCTCCCCCCAGTTGTATGCCGCCAGAGCCTTAGCCAGATCGCCATGAAAAAACCGCATCAGGCCACCCAGTTTTCTCGCGGCGGCATCAGCAGATTTTTCGGGATCAAAGGCATCGTTCCCCCTCAGACCAAATTCCTTAGCCGTCTGCGGCATGAACTGAAACAGTCCCATCGCACCGGCGCGTGAGACGGCAAACTGATTACCACCGGATTCGGTGATCGCAACGCTGCGCAGCAGTCCGGGCGGCAGGTTATATTTTGCCTCCAGTTGGGACAGTTTCGGTTGCAGCCAGCCTGACAGGGCCTCCCCGGCCTTCGTCGGACGCGGGCGGTTTTGCATGGCATTACCGAGTTTTTCCTGCGTCGCACGCATACCCTGTAGCCAGGATGCCCCGGAGGCTGCCCCCCTCCCGGTTGCCAGAGAAGCCTGAGTATCCAGCATTCCCTGCTGCCAGACTGTAGGTGATGGTGCCTGGGTGATGTTGCCAGGCTTTTTTCCGGCATCCAGTTTTGTCTGGTACTCCTCCATCTCTTTCTTATTGAAAAAGAAAGTCCCGTCTGAAGCCCAGAAAAAACCATGCGAATCCAGCCAGTCCTTATTCTTCCTGCCAACGATGGATGTCATTAACCCGTCAACAACCGGGTAAAGCGCCGTTATCGCAAAAAGAAGGCCGCCGGGACCGTTGAGGGCCTTAGTCAGCTCCAGTACCCATGACGCCACTTTCAGCCCGATCAGCGTAATAATGACATTCTGCCAGCCCCCTATTTCTCCGGCAGCCTTATTCACCCAGGAGGCCACTGACTCAACTTTATTCAGAAATGTGGTGATAAACTTGTTCACTTCCTCCGGATGTTGCTGCATCCAGTCACCGAGTTTCTCCAGCCATTTGCTGAATTCCGTGGCATACGGCATCAGTGCCGTACCTATAGTCAGACCAATTGTTGTCCATACCTGGTCCAGTTCTGCAAGGGCTTCCCGCAATTTGCGGGCTTTCCGGATTTTATCGTCGGAGACCTGCGAACGGGATGTAAAGTCATCCACATCCTGAAGAGCATGGCCTGAGCCAAGAAACTGCTGCCCGGCATAACTGAACCCCAGCGCATTACCGTAGGCTGTCTGTTCTGACTTTGTCAGTCGCGGAAAGGCGGACGCCAGCTTGCGCATGATGACTTCGGTACTGTCGGTATTTAAATCAACACTGACACCCGCACGGGCTGCAAACTGAAACAAATCCTGCAACACAGGATCAAAGGACTTTCCGGCTTTGAACGCGGCTTTTGCATCCGTAATCCGGGAAAACGCCCCGGTGATCTCGCCAGCGTCAGCACCATTCGCCTGCCCTGCGCGTATCCAGCCGTCCAGATGTTTCGCTTTCATGCCAAAGGCATCGGAGGAAATTGACAGCCGGTTAAGATCACCGGCAAACCCCGTGACCAGGCTTTTAATTCCCCCCAGTGTCAGGGTGACGCCTGCCAGCGCCAGTATCTGAGTACGTATGCCGGAAAAAAACGTTGATGCCCGTTTGCCTGCTGCCTCCATCCTCTTAGCGGTTTTTTCGGCCTTTTTGCCGGTATTCGCGATGGCATCACCGGTTCGCTTCCCCGCCTGTTCCATACCCGCGGCAGTTTTATCAGCGTCAGAGCCTGTTTTCTTCAGGGCCTTACCCGTGCGCTCACCGGCGGCTTCCGTCTCACGAGCAGCTTTATCCGCATCACTGCCTGTTTTCGCCAGGGCATTACTGGCCTGTTTTTGCCCCAGTTCGAAAACATCCGCCACCCGCTCCATTGCGGCGGTCAGTCGGTCCAGTGCAGCGTGCGCAGCCTGTTCCCCGGCGGTAAAGTCCTTACTTTCTATATCCAGTGCCAGAACCAGCTCATCAAGTACCGCTGCCATTCTGTGTCTCCTGCATCACACGTTCGTTATGGGCGTCCACCTGAATAATCTCAAGCAGATCCCATAAGTCCTGCACACCAAGTACGGAATCCAGTTCGGCTTTTGAAGCCTTACCGGAGGAGATAACGGTCGCAATGGTGCGGGGAACGTTAACGTAATCCACCACCCCGAACGGTCTGTCGGGGCCGAGATAACGCGGGGGAATATCTAGCTGGCGGCGGGACTGAAAAAATCCACATGCAGTCTGAATACCTCCGCACGTAAATTAAGCCTGGTGGTGATTTCCTCTATATCGTCTTCAATAAGAGGTCGCCGTATACCACGATTTTTCGGATCGGGAACAAACTGTATACATTCCATCATTTCATCCAGCAGTGGACGGGCTTCTTCCGGCGGGATTTTTGACAACGCTTTCAGCCCTTCCAGCGCCAGCGCAGCCATCCCCATACTGCGAACATCATCCGGTAACTCCACGCCGCCACGCCCCATCGCCATAATGGCGCGCATCGCCCACCATTCCGCCTGCGAGGCAGACATTTCGGTAAGGTGAAATACCTTGCCGTTATCCCGCCCCTGACCATCAATAGTGATAAATTTCTCTTTACGGGCCATCAGTTAAAAACCTCCGGAGTGATAGTTTCCCACTCGATAACCGCCTGTCCTGGCTGCAATGTACGCGCCGCGTCAGGCAGCGCTTTCCATTGTTTGAGTACGCCATTTACGCAGGTATATTTACGGCCTATCGCCGGAAGCAGCACGACAGCATTACAACGGAAGACAGCCCTGCTGGTCCGGGATGTGGTTGACCAGGTATCAAAAATATCCCGGCTGGGTGAGTCCGGCATGATGTGAAACGTCTGGATAATGTTGCTGTACACAAATCCCGCAGACAGTTTACCGTCAATACCGCGGACGGTTTCCGCCAGTACCAGCGGATCGGTGCCATAAACGTTATCTGCGGCAAATCCCTGAAGTTGTACGCCGGAGGGATACAGGTTATTCACTGTCAGCGTGATAATGGCATCCGCCGCAGTGATGGTGTTGTTGTTACCTGACATTTACTGGACCTCCGTGGATGCAATAACAAGTTTCTGGATACTGCCGCCGTCACAGTACCAGAGCGTACAGGACGGGCTGCTACGGGTTGCCCGCAGAGAGGGAAGCATATCGCCGATATACAGGTAGTAGCCGGTGGCAAACAACGTTGAAGAAACATCCTCCCCCACAACATTGTTGATCTGCTTCTTCTGCGCCTCCGTCAGTGTCACCCCCTCACGGATACCGCCCCAGCGTTTGTATTGCTGGATAACATCACTCATTGATGCCGCAACCAGCGCCCGCCCTTCATTGTTGTAGGGGATAGTCTGGTTTGACTTGAATAACGAGATCACAGCTCCCTGCAAATTGGCATTCAGCCAGATTTGCCCGCAGAAGCTGTCCAGCCATTTAAAATCGCCGGTAATGGTGCCATCTGCCCAGTAATCTTCCACCACACTGTTTTCCGCATATTTCCCATAGAAGTTGTAACCTGCGGCTATCAGCGCATCGTAATCGCTGCCACTGGTAACATCAGCGGCCAGACCTTCATACTCGCGGAACTTGAACGGCACGCGCCCCTCCGGTCGGACAAAATCAAGGCACGCCGCATACCCCAGTACCGCAGCCGCCCGGTTACCATCAGACGCGAAAACCGGTACAACAGCACTGTAGTTATTGACGGTGATTATCTGGTATGCGATATGACTGGTATCCCCTTTTACTTTGGCCTTACCACTGGTTGTCCATGCCACATAAAAGTAACGCTTGCCCTGCCCGTTTGCCCAGGCAGAAAACGCCAGGTGTTGCTCGTCAGTGACTTCAGATACTGTGGAAAATCCCGCCCATTGCTGGGAAGCGTCCTTAATGGCTGCCATCGTGTCAGGTACATCAGATACAGGCGCGCCCCGGGATATCACCGCGCCCGTATTACTGGTCATCTTCAGGGGTTCCGCAGCCGATCCACTGCCGAACGTTATCGTGGTGCTCTCCGGTTTCGCCCCGGCGGCAGTAATGACGAAAGCATTCTGTGTGGTATCGAATACCACTGTTGCCACCGCCGCGGTCAGCGCTGTCTGTAGTGCCGTTGCAGCAGCAGCGAAGCTGGTGACACCGTTAAAATTCACCTCAGCGCTGGCGCTTTTCCCGTTAATACTCAGCGTCAGCGTACCGGAAAGTTTTTGTAGCTGTTCAATAGTCACGCCCTTAAACGAACCACTACGTAACCAGGCCGCCGATGCGGCAAGATTGAAACGGGAAAACAACAATTGTCCCGGCGTTTTAGTGGCATTTTTGAAGCCCTGAAAATAAAGCTGCGCGCGTGCGTACTCATCGGATAATGCACCAAAATACGCGGCCACATCATCCGGGGAGGAAAACGGAACCACACCGCCGACCGGGAGTAGTGGATTTCCGGTCAGCAACAGGCCATTAAGATCGACGGCATTACCCGCCACAGCCAGCACACCGGGATTTATCTGTACATCTTTACTGAGTGGGATTGGCATTATCAGCCTCCGTTGTCCGGGTGATCACGTTGTCAAAAAACATCAGGGGTGTTGTGACCACAGGGTTAATCTGCATCTGAATATCAAGCGTCCGGCGCGGTTCATACTGCTGCTGGCCGTTGACGAACGTGGTGTTAAGGGGATCTGAGCAATACAGCGGGGAAATCAGCCCGCCGGTCTGCCGGAAAAGCAGCACGGAAAATTCAGACCGGAAAAGCGTTGCCAGCGCCTGCGCGTTATCCGCCGCATGAGGCCCGTAGAAATCAAGCTGGCAACGCCATTTTGTGGTACGGGTGATATGCTGAGAGCCTTCACCGGCCTGTTCCGGCGCAGAATATGTCACTACCGCAGTGGATAATCCGGTAACATCAATACCCGTCATGGTGATGAAGTCCCCCTGAGGCATCGGGACCCGGTTCTGCTGTGTTCGTTCAATCCCGGCATCAGAAAAAAGCCCCCGGAGATAATCACCGAGGGCCTGATAAAGATCGCTTTCCGTAACGGAGAGGGTCACACCTGAAGACATACAATAACCCTCGTCCAGTCCGGCCAGATTTCCGGAACCTCAACCACCAGCCACGTTTCATCGCCAATGACAAATTTATCGCCACCCTGTTGCCGGGTACGGTTAAGCCCGCACCAGTTACCGTCGGTATACAGTGTGGCGAAAACACCCTGCTGGTTCAGATTGTCGAGATGACGTAAATCCGCCTGGGTGACGGCCTGTTTTTGTACCCTGACGGGAACCGGATCTTCATACTCAGGCACGCGGGAATAATCCGCCTGCTGTGTACTCCCGCGCGAGCGATAAACCAGCGCCTCCGTATAAGGATTTACCCGGCGTACCGCGCCGGAAACAATACCGTGGAGGTTCATTTTTTGCCCCCGTCAACAGAATAATCGACACTGTTCATCATATGACCGGTTTCAATAAGCGGGTTGTTAAAGCCCTTTTGCCGGACAGTGGATGCGGCGTTGGGCGGCCTTTTCCAGTCTCGAATAAACATCTGCAACTGCCCTTTGATATGCTCCCCCATGTACACCAGCGCGGTCGCGGTATCAAAATCATTCGCCCGTAAAAGCGTCGCCATTTTTTCGCCCCATTCGGGGCTTTTATGCTCGATCATCTTACGGAAGAAAGGACGGGGTGGAATGGTGACCGTGTGCTCAGGAATAACCACATCCTGAGCAAAATTACCCTTACCGGCTTTGACAAAGCGGTGCCCGATTTCTCCCGTTTTTTCGTTATAGCGAAAGTGAAGCGTCTGCTCGCGAGCGGGTATAATCGCACTACCGCCAAACTCGTTAATGGCGGCGATATACGCCACCGGCGTACCGTCGGGGTAGGTTGCCCCTTCAAGAAAACCCACTTTGAGGCTTTTGCCCGATTTAAGGTTATCTGCGGCCTGTTTCAGCTTCTGCCGGAACTGTCTGCCGCCCGTAACTTTGTTTACCATCGACGCCCCCTCCCGTATCCCCGGTAATAATGCCCCGGATAACGCGAAGGTGAACCGCCCGGTACATACTCCATTGAACGGTACGGCGCCGTCGCCTGCCAGTAATCAGCGCCGTAAGGTGTCTGGAGATACCACCACGACGCATCGTTACTGCCGCTATTGTCCACGGAGACGGAAACTGAACCCTGCGACGCACTGGTGATACGTCCCACCAGTCCGGCCTGTCCATCTTTCCCGCTCCCCAGTCCCCGCAACGAGCACAGATGCGCAACCAGCAGGAACAAAAGCTGTTCCCGCTCGTTCAGGTCGGTAACCGGACTATCGTCCGTATTATCCAGGTATAACGTGGTCGCTTTACCAAACATGGCGGCTGCGGAAACCTGACCAACAGCGGAAAACTCCGGGTAAAGGGCCGAAAATGCCTGCCAGTCAAACGTTACCGTACCCATACCGTTTTACTCCTGAGGTTTGTCCATCACTTCATCATCGCGGTTAATGCCCGGAGCCGGATTTTTCTGCGGCAGCGGTTCAAGGCCGGATTTCACGGTTTTCTGCTCCGTAGCCTGCGCGGCAGCGCTGTTCGCCTTGTCCTGCGCAAAAATAACGCCGTTTTTCACATAAGGTTGCTGGCAGTGCTCCGCCAGCCAGGCTTCCCAGAACGCCTTTTCAACCTGCGTCAGGCCATAGCCCCCAACGATTTTAACGGCGTTATTCCGCCAGCCTGCTACCTGTACCTGTTTCGGTCCCACTTCCAGCATCAGACCGTTCGGCAATTTGCAGCCCACTGTTACCATTTCAGCCATGACTCACACCCCCAGCATTTGTGCATACGCCAGCGGCTGGCGAATAATCGCCCCCCAGGTACCGGCAGATTTTTTTTGTTTCCAGGCAGATGATTCAGTCACTACCGCATGGGCGCGCATTTTTTCAGTGAAAGAGCAATAGCCTGTATCCTGTTCCCCCAGACGCTCCGCGATAAGCTGTACCAGCTCGCCAGCGTCAGAGGTGTATTCCACCGCCGTTTCAATGGTCATCGCCGGGAAGTTTTTCGCCAGCAGATCGGACACGTTAACCTTGTACTGGTTAGTCTTGGTGAGGTTCACCTCCGCCAGCGGCGACATGCACAGCTTCATTTTGTCGGTACGCTCAATATGGCCGTTAGTCTGTTTCACCAGTTGTTTAAAGAGCTTCACGACATCGTCATACACGCCCTGTCCGTCCTTGTCGTCCCACTTCAGCTTACCGTCCACGGTATCCGGGGTTATCGGTGCGGATAACGACGGGTCATTCAGCAAACCGTAGTTCGCCAGTCCGGCAATACCATAGAAGTAGGACTTATTCTGGAACTTATTCAGCGTCAGTGCCGATGCCACGTTCAGCTCTGCCGCCCAGCCAATACGGGCTGCACCGTACATATCCAGCTCTCGCTCGCCCCAGCGAGTAAACGTCTGGAAGTGATAGCTCTGGCGCGGTACCCAGTTGACGTTAGACGTCACAACACCGTTGTTGCTGTAATCCCCGTAGGAACTCACCTCCCCGGCAGATTCTGCAATCGGGAACTGTGCCGACAGTGTCGTCCAGTCACCTTTTTTGGTTTCGCCCAGAATCTGAGAGGCTTTCATCGGCGTCACCAGCACGCGGATCAGTTCTGGCTCAACGTAATTGGTGAAATATGCAGGGATACCACTGTTAGCCGCGGTAACCAGCGCAGGCTGCGCGTCCATCGCCAGTCCGTAATCGGCGGCGTATTCCGGGGGCAAATAAGCCTGCGCACCGGGAAGGATAATCCCGTAGTCGCGGCTTACTGTCGCATAATGCTGTTTAAATTTATTCATCATTTGCTCCAGGTGCTGATCTTAATAACTTCTTTCGCCGCCGCAGCGCTGGCAACGGAAAACCCGGTTTCGACAAAACCCGCCATCGTGGCGCCTGCCGCCCCTGTGGCTATCTCCCCGGTGGTCAGGGAGGCAAAAACTTTCTGCCCGACCGTCGCAGCGGTGGTGGTCAGCGCCCAGAAGTCCCCCGACACCATCAGGGTACATTCACGTCCCGGGTAAATAGTGTTCGAGTCGCCAGTCAGCCATTCCACAACAGAAGCCTGCCCGTCGCGCGGAACAAAACCCGCCGGCGCACCGGTTCCCTTATTGGCGGCAACGCCTTTGGTTACCCAGGCAAACCGGGCAATAACCAGTCCGTCAGGGCCGGTAATCAGCGCGCCTTCTCCCGCCACATACGAGGCGTGAGGGTTATCACTGGCAAATGCCCCCGGAATCCCCGGTGCCGGGTACTGGTTCATGTGTGTCTGAAAAGTATTCATATCAGTAACCTCGTTTCAGTTTTGCACCGGGGAAATCTGCCGCAAACGTCGATGCGCTGGCCTGGTCCATCGCAACACGCGGACCTTTAGCCGTCTGTTTCTGCTCAACGGCAAACTTCACCATGCTGCGGTACGCGCTGGGGTGAATGCCCTGGATATCGATCCCCGTCTGCTCCAGCGCGGTACGGTAAACCTCTTCGGCGCAGTCCATCGCCACCACATCGCCAATCAGCGGCCGCACCTCGGTTTCAGCCACACGAACGGCGCGGAAATTTTCAGCAGCCCGTTTCGTTGCCTGGTCAGTTGCCAGCCTGATTGCCGCATCCATTGCGGGTTTATCGACTTTCACATCGTCGGGTTTCACATCAGCCTCTTTTATTTCGGGGTCTTCGTCAGTTGCCGGAGCCAGTGCGGATTTAATTTTTTCCAGCACATCATCAGGAACTTTGCCGGACAGCAACGCCAGTACACTTTCCATCGGGCTGTCGGTATCAAATGCCTTCGGCTCGTCAGTTAACCCGGTATCATCGTCCCCTGCCAGCTCCGGCACGGCTTCTGCTGATTCCATCAGTTGCGCCAGCTCCGCCGGTTCAATATCCATATCCTGTGCCAGCCGTTCGCTGTAAGCAGTTTTTACCGCGCTGGCGATAGCTGCCGGACGCTTATGCTGCGCCATCAGGCGTAACAAATCCCTGGGAGCCGCATCCTGTGCCAGACGCGGCGCAAGATAGGTTCCCAGCGCGGTAAGCACCGCCACTTCTTTTTTACTCAGTTTCATGCGTTTTAGCTCCTGAGGGAGAGAGTCCATAACAAGACAGTCCGGCCCCGCCCGGCCATCGCCGACCAGCGCCACATGATTTCCCACGATATTCCGCATAACGCCGTCATACGGTTCACCGTCGGGGGTGGTTCCCGGCGTCATATCTGCCACATAGGCATATGACGATGAGATTTCCCGTTGTTCATCCGTTTCTATCCCCGCGATGGCGGAGTTGTCCCAGATGGACATGCCGTTAACCAGATAGGTACCGTCAAACTCACTGTTGGCATGAGTCGTCCCCACCCGGTACTCGCGCGCGGGCGCCCCCGGATAATCGGGCTTATGGCGGCACAGAACGGGAATATTGTTGAAGGTTGAAACTGCCTTGCGCAGTTCATCGGGGTCACGGTAAAGCTGATAAAGTTTTTGAGGGTCGAGTCCCAGCGCTTCCGCCCCCGGTATTTCATGCCCGAAATAACCGCAGACGTTCGCCTTGCTGAGATTACTTCGCTCAATCCGGAGGCGACCCACTTTATCGAACTGCCTTACCGATGCCCGGTCAAACGCCAGCATTTCGGTAATAATCATCTTTTCTCCAGTCCGGGAATAACGGCCTCCCAGCCGCACTTGCAGTTGATTTCTTCGCCCGGCAGTACCCACTTACCATCCAGAAACATCCCCTTTCGCAGGTCAAACCGTTTACCGTTCGCCTTCACATGCGACGGGCGCCATGTTTTACCCGCGCGGGAATGCCGCCAGATACCTTCAGTGATGCCCAACGAGCGTTGTCTGGCCGACTGCATTACCGAGGTCGCTTTATTGTTCTGGTCGCGGGCAATCAGCGCCGCACGCCGTCGTGTGATGCCGTAGCGTTTTTCCAGTTCATCGGTCAGAGTTTTCAGGTCACGCCCCCGGCCAACAGACTGCATGACCAGTGTTTCCACCTGGGTGAGATGTTGCTGCGGGATGGAGCGAATGAGGTTCACATTCTCCGTGATGCTGGCCTGAAGTGCGGTATTCATCTCCGTTGTCATACGGAAAGGAACCGTAAACCCGGCATCACGGAGCGCAGTGGACAGTGACGCATCGCTGTTTTTCAGAACATCACCGGCAAACCGCCTCGCCAGCCGCAGGGCCATTTCGTCAAACTTTTTCTGCCAGCGCCTGGCAAGTTGTTGCATGGCACCACGCATCAGGTTAACGGGGGACGCATCCTGCGCGAGGTCTGTTTTACGGTACTCAGCCCGCAGCCAGTAAAGTACGCTGTTGTGCATCTCACTGACAGCATGATCCAGTTGTCTGCGGTACCAGGCCTCAATCCCCGCGTTGGGTGAAATCCGTCTCAGGGTCTGCGTTCGGGTCTTGCGGCGGATTTTCTTCGGTGTCGTCAATTTCGATTTCTCCGCTCAGGTCAATACCGCTGTACGGGCTGTCCGGCGCAGTAGCCAGCCGTTCTCGTACCTCGTTATTGGTCACCGCTCCGGCGCTCTCGTAAATCTGATCTGTTTCCGCTTCAGTTTTACGGATATTCGCCAGTTGCTCGCGCGTCAGTTCATGCAGGGGTTCAAATTCAAAAGTGATATCAGGATCGATATCGCCGAACTCAGACAACTGGATAATATCCAGCACCTTTTTCAGCGGTTTCTTCAGAAGACGAGTGGCAAGCGCGGCAATGGTGTCGTAAAACACACGGATTTCACCCTCACTCGACGCGTTCAGTCCCGTAGGACTCAGCCCGGCGAACTTTACTGACGGTATGGCACTGACAAAGAACATGTGTTCCTGTGCCTGCGCCTGCAGGGTGTCGAGGCCGCTCAGGGGGGTGTTGAACTGGAAAAACTCTTCTTTCTGCTTGTCCAGTATCAGCAGACCACGATTATCACGGGTACGGTTAAACAGATCCGCGCGTTTTGCGTAATTCGGATCCCTTTTCCCCGTTAACGCCTGGCTCATGTCCGTCATGATCCCGCTCAGCGAAAACGAATGCAGCATATCGCCCACGCTGTCGCGTGTACGCAGCCAGTTGTTGACGTAAGGTTCGGCAATCTGAACCAGTGACAGGCCGCCAAAGTTATAGGCCGGCTTCAGCATGTCCGGAACCGGGCGGGAAATCAGATCAATCATGCGGCTGGCGTGAACCGTTTTTCCCATTACGTACCATTCGGACGGACGATAAAAATCATCACTCAGCGGATTATCCGCGTTATACATACCCGGATACGTCCAGACGGGTTCAATAACACGAAGCCCCAGCAGAGAACCTTTCGGGATTTTTTTGTCTGAAATAAACAGCCTGGACTCCAGCTCCGCCGGGTCAGTCCAGGCCGCCATACCCGATGGCGAACGCACATCGATATAAATTTGCCCTCGCCCGAAAAAGCCGTCATGCTCCACCGCCAGCCTGAAGGCATCCCGTACGTTATAGCGCTCCAGTGCATCAGTAAGCTGCGCTATGCGCGGCGTGCGGCTGTCGTCCCCTTCCCCGACCGCCTTAACCTTTATCCATTTGCGGGTCATCTCCTCGGCAATCACACTGACCATGCGCCGGTACTCTGGTAACTGCGCCTGAAGTGCCAGATATGGATAGCCCGGAAATCCTCCGTACACAAAATCAGGATACTGGCTGTTCAGTGTATCGTAGGGAGTCGAGTCCATTGCCAGTACAGCATTGCGTATGTCTTCGGGAATGACTCCCGGCGGTGGCTCATAGCGAACAAAATCACGTTGCGGTTTTTGTCCGGCCTCAGCAACCACCTCATCGCTGATCGTCATCGGATGTGGTTCAGGCGGACTTTCAGGCGGTGTCACCGTTTTTTTACGTTTAAAAAGCCACATCAAATCCACTCCATAAAATCATCAGAAATTACGACAGGCATTTCCATCGGGGCATAAGCAATCATCACTGAGTCTGCCAGGTTAGGAGATTTCGTCCCGTCAGGTTGCTTATCAACAAGAATTTTTCCGACGGCATTTTTCGACCAGGTGGGTTGTGACAGTTCCATCAAAAGCCTGTCTTTATTTTCCATCGTGCCGCAGATGGAAATAATCTCATCCGGGTCATACTCCATACCCTTTAGCGCACGAAATGTATTGCGGAATAATTTGCGAAGATGCCACCAGCCCTGAGCTTTGGCATTGGCGAAAAAGTCCTTATTCAGACGTGCCGGTTTGCCGTTATCACCGGGAACAGCTTCATTTTCACGATAAAAAACGCTTCCACTCCCCCGGAATGGTGTGGCAATAATTTGATCTGTACCCTCAGCTTCCCGCAGTTCGTTGATAGCGCGTGCATCACCACGAACGCCAGCGCCTAACCCGTCCTCGTCAAAGCGGAACTCATCGGCGCCAAAGTCATCGCACAGGCCGAAGACCTTAACCACGGAGTCATAGATGTCACTACCCTTACCCGACCATTCCTGGACATCACTCAACAGGAAGCCGTAACGAAGGGAACAGGCGTTTTTATCCCGCCCCTCGTCGGCGACATCCATTGCACCGAGCCGTTGACCGCTGGGCTGAACCCCCAGTTTGATATGTGCGTCAACCGCAGCCTGTACCCATTCTGATGGGATCAGGATACCCTCTGCCGATGCCTGGTAATTAAGATCCAGCTCCTGGGCAACGATGATCGGGTTATCAATTTTCTCGCACTCCTTGTGGTACCACTCATCGTCTTTACGCGGGTCGCTACGCCAGTGAAACGTAAACACAGGGATTTTTCCGCTGTGCCGCTTCTGCGCAAAGGGGTTATTCATGCCGTTAACCGATGAGAGATCGATACGGCAACGAGTTGTCTGGGAAAGCGCGGCATCAATAAGTAATGGCCGCTGGAGAAAGGCGGCCTCATCCACAAAATAAAGCGTAGTACGGTCACCGCGCCCGATATTATCGCCAGCTTCGCCTTTAATTACCGCGCCAGTGTCAGGAAACTCCACGCTCATAAAACGTGAATGCTTTCTCTCGTCCCAGCCTCCCCGAAACTCGGCAGGAAGAGTTGCTATAAATTTGCGTACTTTCCAGAACAGCGCTTTTGGATCAACCGTGCTATCGACATACTCCTCTTTACGGGAACCAAACCCTATAACCATTTCACGGTTAAACAGACATAACGCACTGGCCAGACCGACAGATGTCCAGCTCAACCCCATTTCGCGGCTTTTTTCAGTCAGACCATTCTCATGGTTACGCGAGCGTTCCATAATCCAGTCGATCCATTCCTCCTGCCGTGGAAACAGCAAAAAAGGAATGGTGACCGGAAGACCATAATCGAGATTGCGCGGGTCAGTAGTCATGCCCCAGTCGATGATGAACTGCGCCGGGTTTGTACGGTAAAACTGCCTGAGAGCAGGGAGAGTTTCGGGAGCCTTCCTGATACGTTGCAGACGCTCCATTCGCCATTCAAAAACCTGAACATAATCAGGATTTTTAAAGTCAAAGGGGAATGGTAAAGGCATAATCAACTCATCATTTTTTTGTACAATTCCGCTGCCTGATCAGTTGTCAGATCAGTATCTTTTCCTGGTAGAGGCGTTTTTTCTGGTTCGACAGTACCTATGCTCCATGCTTCTCTCTCCAGGCCGATCAACGTTTTCAGGCTGTCGCTCAGGTCTTTCAGAGATTTCACACGGGAAGGCAGACTGATGACTTTTTGATAAGTCTCGTTGAGCCGGTCACGGCCTTTATCGTCAGGAGCGAACATGATGTCACCCAGCTGCTCCAGCGCCTCCACATCAGCACACTGCGCACCAAGTTCATCAAAAAGCGTGTTTGTGAGTTCCCGGGCCCGGCGAATATCGCCCCGGTGCTCCATGCGTACCGAGGCTATTACCTCCGCTGTGGCTTCTATCAGTACGCGTTCTGTAAGTTCCGTTTTGGTGCGTACCGTTTTGCGTACTTCCTGTTTGCGTACCAGATCGTCAGCCTTTTGCTGAATCCTGGCGTTAAGATCACGGGACCAGTCATCACGCTTTGCGCGCTTGCGGATAGCACCTTCACTAATACCATGATGTGACGCAATTTCACGGAGGGACATCACTCCGGCCCGGTATGCCGTCTCGATGGCCTCCCAGTCCGGTTTTGCCATGATTATGTTCCCTGTGATTAACCATTATCGCAGCCCTTCACGAAGAGCTGCTGTAATGCCTGATCTCACCTACTGCGTAACCGTATTATCAGCATCACTACCGAGGATATCGGTCAACGCAGTATCGACAGCGGTGTCAATCTGCTGATCCAGAGTGGATTTAATCTGCGTTTTAACTGCGATGGTAACGGCGTCTGATTTGAGGGCATTTCTCTTTGCTCCGTATGGACGAGGCTTTTCAGCCATTGGGTTATTTTCATGAGGTGTACCAGTTTTTAGCGTCTGGTTACGCTGCGTTGATACATGAGGTCTTTTTCTTCAGTACCATGGTATGTGACATACGTCCGTATATCCCCTTATAAGACATTTTTGTGCTCTTTATGACACCCCGCAGGCCGGAACCGTAACCGTCCTGCGAGAATTTTTTATTTGCACTGCGTCCGGATGTAATCCTGCAAATACTTCAGTTTTTCCTGGTCTCTGATGATTCCGGCGCGGATATCGAGAACGTTTTGTCCAGCAACTGGGGAGAGTTCGACGGTGGCAGCATTGCCCACGCGGCTGGCGCTGGTGGTTTCGGTCTGGGTGGGCACTGAGCATCGCCCTTCGACGCGCACCCGGCCACCAGTAGCAAGGCGGCGCTGCAAAGCATCATTCTCAGCTTTCGCATCAGCGAGTTCCTTTGTATATCTGGCATCGAGGGCGGCACTGTCACGCTGGCGCGTTTGCATATCGGTAATTGTCGCGTTCGCCAGCGTCAGGCTATGGCTGGCGGTATCGCGCTGCGATTTATACTGAATGGCGTTGTCGCGGTAATGCTCTGTTGTCCATGCAAGTGCAGCAATCAGCAAAGTCACTGAGAGTTGCAACCAGTATTTTTTCAGCAATACAGGTAATAGATTCATACCAGCACCGATTTTGCTTTCTCAAAGCGCTCACGCCGATCACCGATGCCGTTATGCCCTCCGTTGATGATTTGCGTAACGCGTACCAGGTCGCCGGTGAACTTCAAGCATCCTTTGGTGGCGAAAAACCACGCTGCGGATCGGGCTGCATATCCTTCCTGCTCCAGTAGTTGTGGCACCAGCAATAAATCAATACCCAGCGCATCGCCGCACTTGTGGTAATTGTCACGACCGGTAATCTGGATAAGCCCACGCCCGCGATACTTCCAGCCATCTCCGGCGTCTTTGTTACCCATGCGGCCGCCATAAACCAGATTGGCTATTTGTGGCTGGTGGGCAACCTGTCGACCATCAATACGCCCCAGCATTCCGCACTGATAAGGCGTAAGGCGTTTACCAAACGTCTTCTTCAGCGCCTCCACCGAATAATTGAAGCTTTCCCTCAGAACAGTAAATCCTGCTGATTCATGTCCCGTTTGTGCAATAAACATGGCCTGATCGAGTGGAGCAGTAATACCGAATTCGCTCATTGCCGCCGTAATATGCGGATACCAGCGCGCAGTTAACCCGGCGCTGATACCAGCCGCCTGCTGAAATTGTTGTTGATTCATCAGTGCCTCAGTGTATCAACCAGACGCGCCACATTACCGCGAGCCCACAGCACAGCGGCGCAGATAAGGATATTCACCATCACCACCAGCCAGTGGGATGATTCATATAAACCAAAAACAAACCGGAAAGGGACGCTGGCATATACCAGCACCATGACATAGGCCAGTAACGAAATCAGGGGGCGGTGTGTCGCATCACCGCGTCGGTAAAACATCAGAACGATGACTATCACCCCACAAATTACGGCATTCAGAACTGCAGAAGGGTCATTTGCTACCATTTGATCCCCCCCCCCTGATACGAGAAAGAATACTGAACAGGCTGTTCAGATCCTGACTGTTAAGAAAAGTGAGAAACTTTATACACATTGCAGAAATAATCACTGCGCCAAGTGCATCCAGTGGTTTTTCATAATGCGTTATTGCCGCAAGCTTAGTACCTATCAGCCCGGCGCCAAGCACTCCCACAATAAATGACGTGATAAAGTAAGCGACCAGCCTGATGCGTCCGATGTTGGTTGCCGTGGCGACATAAAACACCGCGCCGGCAAAAGCACCAAATACCACACCATAATCGGTTCCGGTTGCCAGACCAAATACACTAGCCCCCATTACTCCACCAGCCAACACTGTCGCACTGGATACAGGTTCGGACATTCATCCCCCTCTTAATTGCTGTGAGTCCTCTCAGAATTGAGGGGATATGGAATCAGGCAACCGGGCTCATTTGTTCAATTAAAAGCAGGATGATTCCCGGTACCTGAAAATTCTCAACCATAGACACATGAACACACACAAGCACACACAAAACATTGCGCCGTGTGTAATGGTTTTCAGGCCAGGAGGAAAAATGAAATCGACTGACCTGGTAAAGGAAATGACTGCTGCCGGATGTGAATTCAAAAGGCATAACGGAGGAAGCCAACAGGTATGGTGGTCACCGATAACCGGAAAAACTTTTCCGGTTCTGCATCCGAAAAAAGACTTACCTCTCGGCACTGTCAAATTCATTAAAAAACTGGCTGGGATCTAATCCCTACCCTCTGGAGGTTGATATGTTCTTCTCAGTGGGCGTCGAGACGCCAAAAGATGAAAACACCGCCTACGGTATGTTCCTTCCCGCGTTTTTCAGCTTACGATTACAGATGTTTCTCCGCTGCTGATACTCAAGACCAGATTGCCCCGATGGGGAAAAAAGATATCCTGATAGTTGTCGAAGACTTGGTTCAGAACAACAATGTTGCTGTCGAAGATATCAAGGATGCTGGCTATCTGGTTTATTCCGTTAATGCAGAATATAAGGACTTCGACAGCTGGGTTATGGTTGATGTTGATTTAACAGAACTCAGGGGTAAACCACAGCGTATTAATATTTCGCTGCATGACACGCCGCTCAAACGCATCGATAATGCCGTTAAATCAAGCGGTGCTTACCGTCACCGCAGCCATTTCATCGCTGAAGCTGCGCGCCACGAACTTAAGCAATAAGCAATTAACCCCAGTTAACCGGGGTTTTACTAATTCCAAGCAAGCGACTTAATCTTTCCTACCCAGGCGTCCACTTTACTTCCTTAACTCATTTAAAACTTGATAAAACTGCATTAAGCATTTACGCTCAGGCATATATATTGGCGACCATCACTTTAAAATAAACAAACCCATATTTAACACCATTCACTTAAAAACAATTTAATAGCTAAGGCTCGCCACTATATTAGTAGAAATATTTAAATAAAAAATAACGTTTTTGAATCCCATACCACCCCATTAACAACATAAGATTTACTTGAATGCGCTTCACAATACCCTTCGGAGTAAGACATGTTCCCCGTACTTGACTTACAATAAGCCAACATAGCTAAAGCTGCCAAAATAGCGTTATTATTCTGCAAGAAAATCGTGCCAACTCTTATTGCATTTTGTTCGCCAGGGGTTGTATGAATAAAATTTTGACTTAGCTGTTCCCAGCCATTCGTTAACTCAATATCACTGTCACTAAGGCTATAAACATTTGGCTCCGGACGGAGATCGAAAATAGTTCTTACATTTCGCTGTATCTGTCGAAAGCGCAGTGCTTCTGGGATTACATGAGCAAATCTGAGCAGTGTGCCAGCTTCGGCCCTTGTTACTGACTGAGGGTTTATACTCATTAACGTAATTAATCCTGAGTTCAAATTACCTCGACTTAACACTAGTCCCTGGCGACTTAAACCAGACCAACGCTGTAAATCAGTGTAATTAGATGCCAGATTTATGGCTTCCGTCGAGTCAGCGAAATCTGGGCCCACAGTAATATTAGCCTCATCTCTGAAGTGATAATATACTCTATTATAAATAAACCCAGTCAAATAAAGATTTTGGGGGCTTAGTACAAAACGAACAGAAGATATTGTCTCTGAACCATAATGATCCAACCCCTCTAAAGTAATCACCACTCCATCATTCGTTGCACCTGCGTTAATTTGATAAACCGATGTTGTTCCAACAACAACATTTGGCATTGAATGCCCCAACCCCTCTCTTATTCTCTGCAGAGACTGCACATAAGATTGCATATCTTTAAATGAAAGATTGAATTCTAAGTTGTTAGCAAAAACACTCCCGGATAATAATATGGCCATTATAAAAATAAGTTTTGTCATTTTATGTTCCTAATGAGTAAGACAATTTTAAAATTCCAGTATGTAATTGTGTTTAACTACAAAATGCACCTTACTCAGTTGGTGTCCAACTTTTGGGGTGCAGTTCATAAAGGAATGGTATCAGGCTTCACGGTATGGATTTATCCAACAAAGTACGTATTGAGTGATTCTCGTGAGCCTGAATACGAAAAAGGCCACGTAAAAGCGCAGCCTTCATGGTGAGAGTTCTAATCTTAAGAAGCACTCCATCAAACACACCACCCGCAATTGTCAGAACCTTGAAGAAGTACTTTTGGGTGACAGTATCTGCGGCATTGTTGCCACAAACAACGTTTCTGCAAATGCTCCAAACACAATCCCGAAATCCATTCCAGTAAACAGTCCGAATACAGTCGCCCCCGCAAGCGCCACAGCCGTACAGGAACCTGATGAAGGTTCAGACATAATCGTCTCACCAATCAGATTCAGACTGTTCTTTATAGCGGTTAATACCAAGCAATATTTAATTTGTCCTCTCAGGCCCCACACAATGATCTGATGAGTCACAAGTAGTTATCGCAATTAATTCATTACGAGAGAATCCACTTTTGAAATCGGGGTCGTACCAAACATCCGGTTTATAATATACCCTTACCGACTGCCCTGTTGCATAATGATACCTTGCTGTCGTAAGCATATTATCAAACCCCTGTTTATGATTCCCGAACACATCTATTTTACACATGGTATCGACAGTAAGAACTTCACTCCCGCGCTTCAGTTCGATACAAAAAAACTGAGTCTCATTCTCCCCTGATTTATACACGCCATAGGACAGATTCTTAATATGAACTTCACTCGTATAATTATTATAATCAGCCATACCCGCATGACAAACACTGGATAACGACGCAAGAGCAAGCGTCAAAACCTTTAATTTATTTTTCATAATCCACTCCAACAATATTTACCATAACATATAAAAACACAGGGAAACTGGATGTAATAATTATCACTACACTTATTTTTCACTGTCAACGATACTCACACAAAAAAAATAAAATATTTTTTATATGCCATCATCAGTTCAATACTTCTGGTAAGACTCCCCGCGCATCGTAAAAATCCATTTCATAGTAATTATATTTACTACGTGCATCATCCCTTCGTACTCCTCTCATTGAAAAACTAGCACTGATTAAAATCCCGAAATCCATTCCAGTAAACAGTCCGAATACAGTCGCCACCGCAAGCGCCACAGCCGTACAGGAACCTGATGAAGGTTCAGACATAATCGTCTCACCAATCAGATTCAGACTGTTCTTTATAGCGGTTAATACCAAGCAATATTTAATTTGTCCTCTCAGGCCCCACACAATGACCTGATGAGTCACAAGTAGTTATCGCAATTAATTCATTACGAGAGAATCCACATTTGAAATCGGGGTCGTACCAAACATCCGGTTTATAATATACCCTTACCGACTGCCCTGTTGCATAATGATACCTTGCTGTCGTAAGCATATTATCAAACCCCTGTTTATGATTCCCGTACACATCTATTTTACACATGGTATCGACAGTAAGAACTTCACTCCCGCGCTTCAGTTCGATACAAAAAAACTGAGTCTCCTTCTCCCCTGATTTATACACGCCATAGGACAGATTCTTAATATGAACTTCACTCGTATAATCATTATAATCAGCCATACCCGCATGACAAACACTGGATAACGACGCAAGAGCAAGCGTCAAAACCTTTAATTTATTTTTCATAATCCACTCCAACAATATTTACCATAACATATAAAAATACAGGGAAACTGGATGTAATAATTATCACTACACTCATTTTTCACTGTCAACGATACTCACACAAAAAAAATAAAATATTTTTTATATGCCATCATCAGTTCAATACTTCTGGTAAGACTCCCCGCGCATCGTAAAAATCCATTTCATAGTAATTATATTTACTACGTGCATCATCCCTTCGTACTCCTCTCATTGAAAAACTAGCACTGATTAAAGTACCAAATGCACTAATCCTTTCCCGGGTACTTACCTGCGATACTGGTAAGTTGGGTATTACCCAGGATTTAATTGTGTACTCACTCGTAAATAACGGGAATTTGATTTTCCAGGTCCACCTCTTACCTGACTTGTATTTCTGTCGTAAACAAGCGCAACTGCTTTCTGAATATTTTCAGTTGGGATAGAATTTACGGCTACATACACACTTTGTAACCGCATCATAACTCGCTAAAAATTACTAAACTGGATGCCACGAGATACAATATAAGCGACAGACGGTGGAAGACTGTAGAAACTATTGTCTGCACGCATTCTGTATTTTCATTAATATCTGAGGTAGTCGCAATATAGTTACTGTCCCGACTACCGGCGGCACAGGAGTCACCTCTGATAGGTTGCTGAAGATTTCTGTTATTACCGTGAGAACTAAAACCATTCCGAAAAATCACATCCGGAGGTCTCGATCCCACACGATATAAAAAATTCACGGCACTTGCATAACCAGAGAAAAACACTAAAATAATATTACTTTTTTATCATCCCCCCTTCTACAGAAACTATCATACAAACCACCTAATGTATTAAACCGTGTGCCAACCATAACTCAGTTATACTTTACGTCTCGCTGGATAAAATTAGAAAAAACAAATTTCCCCGGTTTACGGGCATCAAAAAACCCGCTCAATGGCGGGTTCTTTTTGTGTTCATGTCTGTTATTCGCCTCACGATACAGGTTTTCGAAGCATACCGAAATTGAAGCAGTTTGTGGCTAAAAATGCAATAACTTTTTTGCTAAAGCTGCATCAGCCTTTCCACCAGTTGATCTTTGCGAATAACAAACCAACCGTTGGCTCTCGCTAGTTCCAGCCATGACTCAAGGGAAATGACAATGTCATCATCCCGCAACGGGATTGTGGAAACAGTGACGCCGCTTTGCTGATAACAGAGAACTCGCGTGTCGTAACTTTTCTGGCGTGAAACTCGCACTGAAGGGTTCTTTTGGCTGAAGTAGCAATCCTCCAGCTTCTCGAATACCTCCCATGCCTGATCGGTTTCGAGCATTTTAGCGTGGCGGGCAGCGCCGCGTTCTGTCCAGAGGATTAGGGAGCGAACGTTACGGGCGATTTTCACAGAAACTCTTAAAGAGTTTCTGTTCTTCAGCTCCCGTAATTCATCGCCTTCGATCAGAAAAAAGTGTTTCCCTTCTATAAATCGTTCTTTGTTTCTATTGAAATTATTTGTTAAACGCTGGCGCTCTGTTCCGTACAGCTCAGCCAGCAGTTCTGTTGTTATGACAGGAAGATGGTTGTGTGTAAGTGATGGGAGGTTTTCAACAGATGTACTGTTCATGGGCATGTTCTTTCGAATATTTTGATTTACCCCTTTTGAGAGGGCGACCGGGCGCTCAAAACCGTCGAAAGTCGGCGGGCATATTCCCATTACTGGTATTGTATTAGCCACACGCCCGGTCATAAACCAAGAATTCTGGACATAAAAAAACCACATAGCTGTCGGGTGTGGATTCCGCTTTCGAGGTGTTTTGAGCACCGGGAAATACTATATTCTGAAGTTGATGATTATGTCAATCACCACCGCCGACGCCAATCGGATTGGGTGGTGAGACGTACAGGGTTGGAACTACCGGGAAACCGACCGGCGAGCTTTTCAGCTCCCCCATGCGCCCCACCATAATTCAGATGTGCGCGTGCATACGACAATAAAAAACACGCTCGCGGCGTGTGTCTGTCGCGGTCTCTATCCGGGGTTCCAATCCCGACGCCAGATTTTGCTGGCGTGGCGGGAATATAGCCCCGGATAACAAACAGAGTCAACGGGCAATTTTGTGGGCATCGGTTGCAAACGCTTCACGCATCGGCAGATAAAGCATAAACTCCGCCATTTTTAGCCATACACCTATGCGATTGCGGCACGTTGCATAACACCAGTCTGGATATTGTTCGTTTAGTAACTCAGCCATCCTTCTCTGACTCACTCCACACCCTTCGTAACGCTGGTGAATCAACTTTTTCAGCGCCGGATACTCAGCTAATACAGTACCAATGACGCGGTCAATCAACATTGCCTCGGAATCAGTACAATGCGCCAGCCAGCTTTTTTGTTTCCCGTTCATCATTTCACGAAGAAAAGCCTCCAGCTCTGGCTTGCTTGTTCCTGATTTTTTCAGACGGCGTAAAGCCTCATTGATGGCTGTTTTTGTCAGTTTTCTGGAGGCGAGCAACTGGTTAAACATATTGCCGGGTTTACCGCTGCCGATGTATGACCATCGTCCCCACATACGGAGTTTACCCTGAATCCACACGCTTTCCAGTGCATTCAGTCGAAAATATTCTCCCGGTTTTCCGGTACTGGTTGGATAAATCATTTCGGTACCACCTTTCCCATGTGTACAAGTTTAATCACTGTCAGTACGATCGCCCTGTTCATCAGACACCGGCGCTCTCCCCTGCTCAGGTGACTGCCGTTATCGATTTCATGATGGCATTCCTGACAAATAGCCGCCGTGGCGCAGTCATCCGTTTTCATTCCCATGCCTTTGCCCTCATTCATGTGCGCGACCTGCGTTCCCCACCGACCACACAGCACGCACTGCTCAATCTGCCCGACGGCTGCCAGCCATTTTTTACTGCGGTAAGTTTCATTTCAGATAAGAGCACGCACGCCTCCGTACTGGCACATGATCAAACTCCGGTAACAGGGCGCTTACCGTCCAGTGAATACAGTCATGATTCAGACTGCGCTCCGTCTTTACCCCCCTGCGCCGGTACTGCTTCACCAGCTCATCCGCCTCTTCAGTGGTACACGCCGGATGCTGAAACCATGTCATTTTCATGCGAACTCCAGCAGATGCGCGGCCACGTTTTCAACTTCTTCCGGAGAGGAAAATTTACGAAACAGAATCCAGTTCCACAGGACGTTCAGCACAGCCTTATAGACCTGTTGAAACTCGGTTTCGTCCATACTGGCGAATGCTATGGATTTCGCCCGGCGCCCGCGGCTGCCATCCGGATAAAAATGCTCGGTATAAAACCCGGCCTGAACGGTTACCCATTCCCGGAAGGCATCAAAAGATTTAAGAAGGGCGACGTCCCTGGTTCGCAGGGTAGCTACGTTATGGAGGTACTGTTCCGCCGCCTCGTTAAGGGCCGGGGTATATTCCTGGCCTGCGGAGTCGCAAAGAAAATTAACGAACCCGGAGATAAGTTTCTGTTCCCGCGATGTGACCGTGCCGCCCGTTGGCGTCCAGTAGTCGAAACCAAGCTGAAGGAGTTTAAAAAATCGTTTATGAAAGGCGTAGTTGCGGACACGCTTAAAATCGGCGTGTATCCACTCACCGATTTTTACTGAGCGCAGGAAATCCCCACTCTCCGGCGTCGCCGGGAGCAGAAGCCCTGATGAGGTTTGCTTGACCAGTTGTAAATGCGCCATCGTTCTCTCCGTTGGCGCAGTAGATTGGGAGTTCAGCCCGCAGACGAGTATAACAAAGGATGATTATTCATGATAACCGGCCCTGATAGTCAGCTCATTAATCAGGGTATCGCTCCCCATGATGTCATTTTGCAACAACGGCAGAAACCGGACATAGCGGCCATCCCGATACATCAATGACCTGTTGCAGTCAGGAAAAAAATCCATTTCAGCAATTACTGTCATGTCGTCACGTCGAATAACAGCATATTTACAGGTGAATGTTTTATTTGATTTTTGCACGGTGTCTCCATAGATAACGAACTTGAACGTTTTTAAAGCACCTTTTATTCTCACCATGAATATATAGCAGGCTACTGATTATCATTATCATTAAATGCAGCCATTTTTTGACCACCTGCAATGACATTTTCTCAGTGTTTAATTTATAATCAGTTGACTGGTTATTTTTTGACATTATCATTTCCCGGACATTAAAAAACCCGCCGGAGCGGGTTGAATGTGGGTGCATTGAGGATAGCTGACACATCGAAGATGGCGGGGATTTCACCCCGCCGGGTCTCTTACTCCTCAGATTCGTAAGCCGTGAAGACAGCGACCTCCGTCTGGCCGGTTCGGATGCGTACCTCGCAGAGGTCTTTCCTCGTTACCAGCACCGCCATTACAACGGTGATACAGATGACGATCAGGGCGATTAACATCGCCTTTTGCTGCTTCATAGCCTGCTTCTCCTTGACCTTTCGGTCCGTAAGAGGCTAATCTATGTGTGTAGAGCATAGATGTGGCCTCAGTTTAATGTTAAGCGTCCTGCAAGACGCCGAATGTTAACTGGGGCTTTTCTCTGTCTGCCTTTCACGAATGCTCCAGGCAAACAGCCTCAAGCACCCGCAGCAATTGTACTCAACGCTCTGTGTTACGCCAGCTATTTGTCAGCCTCTATACAACTGTTATGTATCATTTCGGCGTTCATCACCTTGTACCCCATACCTTCAACAATCATTTCCGCCCGTAGCACATCCGCTGTAAATCCACTGACGGTCGTCGTCACGATAAAAAATCCCTCACTCACCGCCCGCAGTTGCGGCACACGCAACAGAATTTCATCAACCAGATGGATATGTTTTCTCCACCAAAGAAAACCACTGGTGATAACCAGACGGGACTCAGCTCCCCCTTCCTGGTATTCGATTTTCATGCAGATTTCGCCTCCCGGTAATTTCCCCGATAAAATGCCAGTACCCTTTGCATCGTCACGCTGTTCCGGCACTCCGTACAGATAACGTTTCTGGTCCGGTCGTAGGAACTCACCACACCTTCCGGTGTTTTCAGAAAGCGGTTAATCCTGGCATCTTCACGTTTCTGCTTCCAAAGCCGGAAAGCCTGTTCCGAAGGGAAAATACCGTTTCTCCCGGCCTGATACAGATCCCCACAACTTTCCGCCTTTTCCAGGTAGTGACGGGCTGTAAAAATAGTTAACCCCGTTATCTTCCGCAGCTCTCCAAACGTCATCCGACCATGTGTTCGCACCAGTTCCGTCAGGCGCTTCTATATTTCAGCTTTCTGCGCCAGTGTGTAATTTCTGCCCATGAAAACCCTCCGGAAAATTATTTCACCGCCCTGAGATAGCTGACGTTCGGGCGCCAGCTCCCCCAGTCAAAATTCACCCACCGCCCGCCATTCATGGTCATTCTGTCCATTACACGCTGACCAGCCAGCTTCGACAGTGCTTCATGGTTAAGGTTTGTCAGCATTCCGACGCTGCGCAGGGATGCCGTCCGGCGATCGATAATCTGGTTCAGCGTTACCTGTTCGTTTCTGGTCTCACGTTGCACGCCAACCTCATCGAGGATCAGCAGATCAACCCCGCACAATTCCCGCAGGAATTTCTCACCGGATTTCCCGTCATCGTAGCTGGCATGAAGCGCACTCATCACATCGGCTACGGTGATAACAATCACACTGCGTCCGGCATTCATCAGACGATTGCCAATGGCGGCGGCCAGATGATTTTTTCCGGTACCGGGATTCCCGCTGAACACGAAGTTCGTGCAGCCAGTATCCAGTTCACCGGCAATGGATTTAGCCTGACTGAGCGCATGGCGCTGGCCGTCGTTCTGTATCCGGTAATTTGCGAACGAGCATCCGCGATGCAGCCGTTGAATCCCGGCCCGACCGAAGATTTTTTCTGCCCTCGCCTGACGGTTCTGACGGTCAATCTCCTCGCAACTCCTGCGCCCTTCGGCGAGTTGCCATTCCCGCCACTCCTCCGGCGTCCGGAACGGCGCTGCGCGTTCGGCAGACTGTGGCGCCAGTTTCCTGATACGGGCCAGAATCCCGCTATCTGCGATATTTTTCATGGTCTGTCACCCCCTGAAACCCGGTGGAATGGTTTTATCCGGCGGCGAAACCGGGATACCAGGCATACCGCTACCGCCCCTCACAGGAATATCCCAGTGATTTTCAAAATGCCTGTCCGGCCCGAAAAATGTCGCTGCCTGTTGCACGAATTCAGAACCAGCCTTGTGCGTACTACCGAGATACGCCACGTAGCGCCGGACACCGTCGAGCATGTCGCCGGGGAGGACGCCCTCCCGTCGTCGGGCATTCCAGGCTTTGAATGCAGATTTTTTCGGATTGGCGCCTGCCCGCTTCGGATATTCCTGCCAGACCAGTTCAAACTCCGCCGGATAACTCCCGCCTGGTTCATCGTTTTTTTTCGGCGATGAACCAGGAGAGATTGGTTCTCGTTCTGGTTCTGGCTCTGGCTCTGGCTCTGGAGTCCCAACGACCGTTTGAAACCCTTCAAGAACCCTTTCGAAACCGTTTAATTTACCCGGTTCAAACCTTGATATAGCCTGCCTCATACCATCAGCTAACAGTGACTTAATGGCTATTTTATCCGGTACATCACGGAATAATTTCAACGCTGCAATGGCTACATTCGGGTTTTCAAAACCATTCCATTCCAGATAACCGGGAATTAACACCCATCGGGTAGCTTTATCCCGTATGGCAAAACCATTACGGGATAATTCTTCAAACCCTTCTGATACCCTATTTTTATCCCATTGCAAATCCTCACAAACGTACCCGTCGGGGAGACGGAAACAGCCGGTCATATTGGCGTGGGGACTGGTTAACAGATATAACGAGAGCATCCGGCCATCATCGGAAAGCGAGCGTATGCTTTCGCTGGTCCAGAAGGATGAATTCACCTTTCCGTAATCACGCATAAAACCTCACCCCGCCCTTACAGGGCGATCCGAATATATAAAAATTACTCACTGGTCATGTCTCTGGTACTGCTGGCGATAACCGCTACGTAACGCCTGTAACGCATATATGGCCTCGTCACACTCCCGCTCAAAATCCGCCAGCGGCGCGCCAAGAAGTACCGCGCTGGCCACTGCGGTTTTTTTAAAAGCTGTGAAAGCAGGTATTCAATGCTCTGCCCTGCCGTTATTCGTTTATGCAGTTCCGGCGCGCTTTCGCGGATCGCCTCCAGAATAGCGGGGATCAGTGCAGAGAATTTCTCGCAGTGTTCCGCCGTTTCCCGTTTCCGCCAGCGCTGAAAAATGTTTATCCGGTTACGGCGCCATGCGTCGTAATCCACCGTTCCGTCGTCACGCTCGATACGGTGAACCGCTATTTCCGGTCGCGCCGTCTGCTCCAGGAATGCGCGGGTGATCAGCTGCGTGGCGGTTTCCTGGGTTATCTGTAGATATACCAGCCATGACGATAACGCCTGACTGGCTGTTTCAGGGGTGATCATGGTTGTTCACCTTCGCTAATATGGTTCTGCTATCGTTCACATGAGGCGGGAAAACATCATCAAGAACACAGCGAGATCCCAGATGGTTAAGTGTGGCAACAATTTTTCGGCACTCCTCCAGTCCGGGTGTGCGAAAATTTGCTTCGTAGTTCGCCAGACGGCTCTGTATCCATCCCAGTTGAGTCGCAAGCTGCCTTTGAGAGAGCCCCAGTTGCTTTCTGTATGTTGAAATTTTGTTCATTTAAAACCTCCGCCAATAATTCTAAACACAATTTGTGTTGCACGGTCAAGTTGTTTTGTGTTTTGCGTAAATCACGCATCGTGATAAAAGGGAGCCATGAGAAAAGAAAATGAAAAAATTGCCGCCAGCCGGCTTAATGATGAGATCGCAATGCGCATCAAGGGGCGCAGACAAAAACTCGGCCTGTCTCAAGGTAAACTGGCTGAGATTTGTGGATGGACTCAGTCACGCATAGGAAACTATGAAGCAGGAAGTAGAAATGTTGGGGTGTATGATGCAGTTGTACTTGGTGAAGCACTAGGTATTTCCCCACCCGAACTTCTGTTTGGTGAAAAGGACTCCTCGCAGGCATGGCTAAGTGATCAACATAAAAAATTGCTTGAGTTATTCAATCAGTTACCAAGCTCAGAGCAACAACGAATGATTGATCTCTTTGAGGTTCGTTTAAAAGAGATTGATGACTATGTTGAAACGTACCTAAGAAATCGCCTTAAAAACTCAACTCAACCTCCAGAAAACTAACTTAAGACTTGACCTGAATAGTTTAAAACCTGCCACTGGCGGGTTTTTTATTGTCTCAAGCCCAGCAGAACGCCCTCCCTCAATCAAAAACACATTTTGTGTTGACAATTACATATCACTTCGTGTTTAATAAATTCATCAAGACAACGCCAGACCAGATAACAGCCGGACAATACCAAGAGTTATCCCGCTGCTGAGTCGGGCTAAGTAGCCAGCCTGAGGCATACGAACATGACGGCAGTTGTTGTTAAGTAACAAGCGCAGTAGATAAAACGTTCCGCCGCCGGGCGTTAAGCGGATGAGGGGAAAATGAAAACAATCGACTTAGGCAACAATGAATCTGTGGTTTATGGCGTATTTCCCAATAATGACGGTACGTTTACCAGAAGCAAAACTTTCAAAACTGAAGCTGGCGCACAACGCTGGTTAACAAGAAACCATTGTGAGTAAGAGCCAGACAGGAAGCCGGATTCAGAAAAGCATCCGGCGCAACACGAAAGCGCACTACGCAGAACCTTAATTAAGCTGGCAACACAGGAACCATGAGGTATGAGATGAACTTCAGAGAATTACCGATATCAGTCCAGAACATCGCAGCTCAACTGCTGGCGGATAAAATGCCGTGTGCCACCAACACCAGTGAAAACGAACCAGCAATGGCACTGGCCCAGAATATCAGCGATGCCTTCACCCGGCTTTATAATCCGATGAAAACCTACATCATTAACTATGACCCTGGTCGTCCTGGCCCTATAAGCGCGGAGGAGGAGCCGGAGCAAATTTAGCTATTTCATCCGCCAGCGCTATACATTCCTGAAACCCGGATGCGCGTAATTCATCGAGAATAACGTTTGCTTCACATGAATTATGAAGCTTGTAAAGGATAAGGGCGAGAGCATATTTAATCGCAACAAGCTCATTGGTGGATGCTTTTATTTTAGTTGTCATAACGGATTTCCTTTTACTGGTTGTGTGAGAACTCCAGTATACCACCGCCCCGATGTGGATAAAGACGGGCGTCAGCTCCACGATACGGAGCACACAACACGAAAGCGCGTTCGCTACTTAACTAAGGTTGTCGTTAAATCCACCGTCCTGGTTGAGCGCGCTTCCGGTTGCGAGTGGAACCCGTGACATTGCTGTGTGTAGTCTTTGGCGGTACCAGTTCATTCCTTTCTGGTATCCGCCCTTTTTAAACCGGAGATATGACCATGAGCACCATCGGTATTTATCTGGAGGGAGCCGACGCCACAATTAAACCCGTAAACATTCATCGTGTCGGTGTTGAAATTGAAGGTATTTCATTATCTGAACTGGTTGAATCGGTTGATGACACCCCGGAACTTCTTGAAGTCATCGGCGAGAAAAATATAGCCCGCTGGATTTCCACCAGAAATAAACTCGACAGCTTTCTTGATTACTTCGACCACCGCGATGTGGCTGACTGGCTTGAAATAAGGGTCAGTGAATTACAACAGGAGGACTGAAAAATGAAACACCAGCACTACGGTACGATGGAGGTCATACGGCAATGTGCGGTTCCCGGAACAATGGTTAAATATAATGACCGGATTTATAAAGCCACGGCTAATACCAGGGGAAAACTGACGTTAACAAATATTCGTGAAAATATTACCATCCGGGATTTAGTTATAGAAATTTATCTTGATGGTAAAGGCGAACCACTGACAAACTGATTAATTTAACAATACCATTTTTTAAATCATGCCAGCAATGGCAGGGATTCACTCAACCTGAAAAAGAGGTTTATATGGAAATCAAAACAATTAACGTCAGACTTAGCACTATTAATACCACCTACCCCGCTGTAGCTGAAATTTATATTAATGATGAACTGGTCGGTTATATCTGTGAAAACAGGGAAGATAACCGTGATGAAGAGCCTCAGTCAATTATTCTTTCTGACGGCAAACACTTCGGTGACTTTTGCTGTGTGGAACATGCAGTAAAAGCAGTAACCCGACACCACTGCGGAGATAACGGACTTTATATGAGTGCTGATGCTGGTCTGAAAACAGGACTGCTGGCAGCGATAATTTTAGCACTGGCCGGACAGAATAACGCTGAACAACAGAACTCGCTGAAAGAGAAAATCCTGCACTGAGCAGGATTTTCCCCCGGCTTTACATCCCGGCGATGCTGAGGTGAGCGACCAGACCCACCACCAGAGACATGACCAGTGAGCACCCGGAGAGGATTTTCACTGGCAAAACGATTTTAATCTTAACTGAGGTTAAAAAACAATGAGCATTAAGCAGGAAGAATATTCATTTTATTACAAGGTTAAAAATGAAAGTGCCAGAAAACGCCTCGGCTTTAAAGCCGGTTTTTTCTGGTGTACAGCTAAAAAGCAATCACTCGCCCTCTCCCGTGGCGAACTGGCTATGGATGCGGCCGGATTTGATGAAGCTGATTTTGCCAGACCTGTACGCGTACATTTTCCGGTAGAAAATGACATTCCGCCCGAGGGTATCTTTGATACTAAATTTTGTGAAAACCGCGAACCCGGTGGCGAAGACGGCAAAACCCTGACACTTATCCCCGACGCAGCTTCTGCTGTTAAATCAGATGAAACAGAACGCGCCGACGGTGCTGGCACCGAAGAAAACGGGACAGAAATCAGTGATAACGACGAATGTCAGGACTGCGAAGTTTCCGTCGCCACCCTGCCATTCCCCCAGCGCGTACTGCACATTTTTACTTACGCTGCCGCAGACAAAAAATATTTGCATCACGCCACCCGCGCTCAACGCAGGCATATTACCGTTCTCGAAATGGAACAGGAAAACAGCTATATCCAGAACCTGTTAATGGTATTGCGGAAGCCTGAACAGGTTGAAAAACTGGATAACGCCACTCTGTTCCGCCTGACTGAGGCCATCAAGACCGTTTTTTCTGTTACGCAAAACCATCAGCCCTGGGAATTTGAAAATTTCGTTACTGCCTGGCTGAATGCCAAACATCCAGACCGCGGTCTGCTGGTCAAAGAGTGGCAGAAAGGAAATCGCGTATCCTCCATCAACCGCACACCATCAGGCGCTAACGCTGGCGGTGGCATCCTTACCGATCGTGGGGAAGGTTTTGTTCACGATAAAGCGTCACTGGCCCGCGACGTTGCAATGGGTGTACTCGCCCGCTCAATGGACCTGGATATTTACAACCTGCATCAGGCGCACGCCAAACGAGTGGATGAAATTGTCGCGGACAATAAACCACCCTTTGATGTGTTCTTTAAGGCTTTTCTGAACATGCCGGGCGGTATGGATTATTCCCGCGCCATCGTGGTTGCGTCAGTGAAAGAAGCGCCGATCGGGATTGAAGCCATACCTGCACGCGTTACTGAGTATCTCAACCGTGTACTTACCGAAACCGACCACGCCAACCCCGACCCGCTTATTGTTGATATCGCCTGTGGCCGTACATCTCAGCCCATGCCAGTGAAAGGGAGTGCAAACGATGATGAAGAAAACCCGCAACCGACAGGCGAGCTGGCAGATGAACCAGCAACGCCTGAAGCAGTGGAACAGGACACAACTGAACATCATCCGGACCCGCAGCCGCTGGAGAATGAGCCACCTGTAAGCCAGACAGAAGCAGGCTACCAGAAAATACGGGCAGAACTGCACGAAGCACGTAAAAACATTCCACCCAAAAAACCGGTTGATGTTGGTAAACAACTGGCAGCCGCGCGCGGTGAATATGTCGAAGGCATCAGCGACCCGAACGATCCGAAGTGGGTTCATAACAATTACAGCGCCTCAAATCAGGGTGAAAAAGAAGAAGTGGTGCCGGAGGAAAAACAACCAGCAGCAGAGCCGGAGGCTGTCACCAGAAACGCGGACGGGACTTTCGATGTATCAGCGCTATTCCCGCCCCCCTCAAACCAGACCGAAAAAACGGAAGCCAGAACAGAAAGAGATGGAGAAACGCCGAAAGAGAGCAACCAGCAGGAAACGGCTGGCGATACAGGGCAGGAAATTACAACGGACGGTGGATCAGGTACTGGCGGTGATGAAGCTGGCGAAGCGGCAGATCCCGTAGAAAACGGAAATTTCACTGTCCCTGATGATATACAGCCAGGTATTTACTATGACATCCCTAACGAGGCGTATCACGCTGGCCCCGGCGTCAGTAAATCACAGCTTGATGATATCGCAGATACACCAGCAATTTATCTTTGGCGCAAAAATGCCCCCGTGGACACGGAGAAAACAAAATCTCTCGATACAGGAACGGCTTTTCACTGCCGGGTACTGGAACCAGAGGAATTCAGTAAACGCTTCATCATCGCACCGGAGTTTAACCGCCGTACCAGTGCAGGAAAAGAAGAAGAGAAAACCTTTCTGGAAGAGTGCGCCCGGACAGGAAGAACCGTGCTTACGGCAGAAGAAGGCCGGAAAATCGAACTTATGTACCAGAGTGTGATGGCGTTACCGCTGGGGCAGTGGCTGGTTGAAAGCGCCGGATATGCTGAATCATCAGTCTACTGGGAAGATCCGGAAACAGGAATTTTGTGTCGGTGCCGTCCGGACAAAATCATCCCTGAATTTCACTGGATCATGGATGTGAAAACCACTGCTGATATCCAGCGGTTCAGGACAGCTTATTACGATTATCGCTACCACGTACAGGACGCTTTCTACAGCGACGGTTATCGGGCGCAGTTCGGTGAGATACCCACCTTCGTCTTCCTTGTTGCCAGTACAACCGCCGAATGTGGGCGTTACCCGGTTGAGATTTTCATGATGGGTGAAGACGCAAAACTGGCAGGTCAGCGGGAATATCGTCGCAATCTGCAAACCCTGGCCGAATGCCTTAATAACGATGAATGGCCTGCCATTAAAACTTTATCACTGCCCCGCTGGGCGAAGGAGAATGCAAATGCCTAAACAGCCACCTATTGCAAAAGCCGACCTGCAAAAAACACAGGGAGCACGCACCCCGATGGCAGTGAAAAATAACAACGATGTGATCAGCTTTATCAACCAGCCTTCCATGAAAGAACAACTGGCGGCGGCCCTGCCCCGCCACATGACAGCGGAACGCATGATCCGGATAGCCACAACGGAAATCCGAAAAGTTCCGGCGCTGGGTGACTGTGACACCATGAGTTTTGTCAGCGCCATCGTTCAGTGTTCCCAGCTTGGGCTGGAGCCCGGCGGCGCGCTCGGTCATGCCTATCTGCTACCGTTCGGAAACAAAAACGAAAAGTCAGGCAAAAAAAACGTTCAGTTAATTATTGGCTACCGGGGAATGATCGACCTTGCCCGCCGTTCCGGACAGATTGCAAGTCTTTCCGCGCGCGTCGTCCGCGAAGGTGACGATTTCAGCTTCGAGTTTGGTCTGGAAGAGAAGCTGGTACACCGTCCGGGTGAGAACGAAGATGCACCAGTTACTCATGTCTATGCCGTTGCCCGCCTTAAAGATGGCGGCACACAGTTTGAGGTAATGACCCGTAAACAGATAGAGCTGGTACGGGCACAGAGCAAAGCCGGTAACAACAGCCCGTGGGTTACTCACTGGGAGGAAATGGCAAAAAAAACCGCCATACGCCGCCTGTTCAAATACCTGCCTGTATCCATTGAGATCCAGCGCGCGGTATCAATGGACGAAAAGGAGACGCTGACTATCGATCCGGCTGATGCGTCTGTCATCACAGGTGAGTACAGCGTCGTCGAAAACGCTGGCGTGGAAGAGAACGTGACCGCATAACGGAGACTGGCGGTCGCTGACCGCCTGAAGTGAAGGTGCTTTATTAATGTACAAATATAGAATAACCGCCATCGTCAAAAAGCCAGGTAATTCCCCGACAAACTGGGTTCGTTTTTCTGACAAAAAAATGAATAAAGCCGAGTGTGAAAAAATGCTGTCCGGCAGAACTGAAGCCGGAAAATCACGCGAAGAGAAAGTCACGCTGGAAGAGTTTAAATGTATTAAGGAATAAAGATCGCCTGCTGAATAATAAATTAACCGTAAAAATGCTTTTAAACACCGCTCACGCGGCGGGATTCGTACAGCCTGAATGAGGGAGGTAATTGCAGCATAAAGAAGCCTGTCTGTATGTTCTGCGGCGCCCCGGCCACCCTGCTTTGTGACGGGATCATCGGATGGGATGCCGATGAGGATGAACACGGACACATGACAAAATGTCGTGCCATGTTCACCTGCGATGCGCCCGTGTGCCGGAACTGCGCTACATGGCATGGCAACATATTTTTCGATGGAAAGATCCGGATGATGGATACACGCGACCTTTGCCCCCTGTGCCAGAAGTTACACGAAGCCGGCGAATACATCCGCGTTGCAGAGCACCGGAAAAACTCCGCCCTGCCGCCCCCCTGCCTGACTGAAGAGCAGGCTGACAGGATACGCGCCGCGCATTGGGCAGGATTTACAGGACGGCGCGCCGGAGATGTAAAAGTTTTACCGGGCGGCGGTCAGCAGTCCTTTAAATTTTACCCTGATCATTGATGTTCAACCCTGACCGACCGCCACGCCGTATAGTTGGCGGCGGTCATGAAGTAAAGAGACATGACTATGAGCTTTGTGAGACTTGAAACCTGGGGTGAATTAAATTATCCCGATGATCCGCCACCTCTCACAACACTAAGACGATGGGCGCGAAACGGAAATATTTACCCGACTCCAGTATTACATGGCAGGACGTATCGGGTTAATCCGGACGCGTTTTATATCAAGCCGAATAAAGTGGGACTGGTGCTTGAACAACACCATCCTAACGGGCGAACTGGTAAAAAAAGTGCGTTGCTGGAGCGGTTAATAAATGAGTCAAAAAAAGTATGATGCCAATCTACCTAAAAATCTAACATATCGTAAAAATGATAGGGCATTTTACTGGCGAAACCCGGTTACCAAAAAAGAAATTGCCCTAGGCCAAATTGCTCGCCGTGATGCCGTGGCACAGGCAATTGAAGCAAATAATTATATTTACCAGAACTACACACCTGCCGCCCTGATAGAAAAGTTAAAGAGGAGCGATACGTTTACCGTTTCAATGTGGATAGACCGCTATGACGTGTTACTAAAACGACGGGATTTAGCGGCCAACACATACAAAATTCGCGGCAATCAGTTAGCGACCGTGCGCGAAAAAATGGGGGAAATGATACTGGCAGAGGTGACCACGCGGCATATTGCTGAGTTTCTGGAGTCATGGATCGCGGAAGGTAAAAACACGATGGCGGGGGCGATGAGGTCTGTACTATCTGACATGTTTCGTGAGGCAATTGTGGAAGGAAGAATAACAACGAATCCGGTTGAGCCAACCCGAGCACCTGAAATTAAGGTTGCCAGGGAACGCCTGCAACTGGAAACATATAACGCCACGCGGACGGCGGCAGAACATCTGCCTGTGTGGTTTCCTCTTGCGATGGATCTCGCGCTGGTTACTGGTCAACGCCGTGAGGATATAGTTAACATGAAGTTTAGTGATATCGTTGATGGTCGCCTACACGTAACCCAGATAAAGACAGGAATGAAGATAGCATTCCCCCTATCCCTGACCCTTGAGGCGCCAGGGCTACGTCTGGGAACGGTTATCGATCGCTGCCGGCTGGTAAGCAGAACTGATTTCATGATCAGTGCAGGAATCAGGAAAAATAGCCCGACCGGGAATATTCACCCGGATGGGCTGACAAAGAAATTTGTAAAAGCCAGAAAAATTTCAGGCGTTAAATTTAGTGATAACCCGCCGACATTTCACGAGATCCGTAGCCTGGCTGGTCGGCTGTACAAAGACGAACGCGGCGAGGAATTCGCTCAAAAACTACTGGGCCACACCTCAGAGAACACCACGAAACTCTATCTCGATGAACGCGATAATAAAGCTTACGTGATGCTCTGATTTTGCTGTAAAAAAAATGTTAAACTGAATTTGGATGTGATATAACCAAAAAGACCGGAATACAGAAATTCGAGGAAATTTCGAGGAATTTCGAGGGGAAACACATAACCCATTGATTTTTAATAGAAATAAAAAGAGACCGAATACGATTCCTGTATTCGGTCCAGGGAAATGGCTCTTGGGAGAGAGCCGTGCGCTAAAAGTTGGCATTAATGCAGGCTAAATCGCCTTGCCCTTTAAGAATAGATGACGACGCCAGGTTTTCCAGTTTGTGACGAAGGTGATTGAAAAAACCTGACGTATTGTCTGTCATCAGAGATAAAAAAAACCGTAAGCCTTTTCGTGAAGGTTTACGGTTTTTTATTAAAAATCAGTCAGCTATTGGATGGATCACAAAGCTTTTCCGCACGTTCGATAAACGGCGCCAGACTCATTTTCTCACCGGGCTTCGCCGGGTTATCGATTTGAATGACGGCAATAGGCTGAGCGCGCGTTTTACCCTCCGCTACTTGCTGTTCGGCAATGGCATTCAAGGGATACTGCACCAGCGTACTGGGGTTGATCACATAGAGCGCCTGGCCAGGCCGACAGGTCAACATGACTTCTTCCCGATTAAACGCCCACTTGTCTTTTCCTACTTCAAAGCGACTTACGGTAATCACCTGCGGCGCCGCCAACGCTACGCCCGAAGTGGCCAGCAGAAGCGCCGGAAGGAGTATTTTTTTCAT